ATTTTCAAACCACTGTTGATTTCGGCAAACTAATACGCAACTGACAATTTCTAATTTCCAATAAATATATTTTACAAACGTGTATCCATATTTTGGTGTTTGATATAATGATATACATTCTTCTTCCCATTTAAGAATATTATCTGGGTGCGAATAATATAATGGTTTATAAGCATAAAATGGTTTCCCTTCTTTTGTGTGGAAATAAATAATTTCTCCTTTCATTTTTTCATCCTTAGAAATACATACATTTGTAAATACGTTTCCGTCATCATCTTCATGATCTAACTCATTTGAATCCTGAACGAACTCATTATAGTCAGCGTATTCTGTAAATTTGGTTTCCAAAAAGTCACATTCATTTAATTTACAGACCTCCATTTGGAGTTGCATTTGAATCCAATATTCTTTCTTTGGAATTCCGTCGATTTCACGATTTACTATGTTTTTAATTTCAAGCATTCTTCCGTAACGGTCTGATTTAATATCTACATTTATACCGTCAGGTGACGCACCTAGAAACTTATACGTATCATGTTGGATACAACCAAATTCTTCTACTGTTGTGTCATAGGTATACTCGTAATATTTAACGGATAAAGGTTCGTATTTTTGCCCCCAATGTAGCGTACTGTTCGTATTCACCATAACTATCTCTTTTGTTTCTTCGTCAGACGATTGTTCACCATCAATGTATAATTTTTGATTTAATGGTTGGCATTTTTCATATATTAATTGATTTTGGGTCGTTTGATTTTCAAAAGCTTTATATGCGTTGGAGGCAGTAATTAAATCATGTCGAAATTCATACCATTCTTTGGTCCTTTGTTCTGGTTGCAAAATATGTCTTAAAACATTAATTTGTTTAGTAGCATAATTAAAGTCAGGTTTTTTTAAAATAATTGTATCTGAATATGAACGCGGAGGTAATATATCCTTGAATAAGTCATGTTTTGCTTTTTCAAAAATTTCTTCTAATTCTTCTTCAGCATCTTCGTTATAAAATATATCCGATTCAAATTGCGACTCTAACAATTCTTTTATATTTTCGTCAAATAATTCCTCAAAATCCGGTTCAGACATATATTGTATATTTTCACCAATAAATTCTTCCATTATATGAAGACATGTTTGATAAAATTCTAAGGCTTCGTCGTCATTAAAGAAAGTATTGTTTTCGGGTATAATTTTGTCGGTTATATCTATTAATTCATTCATATTAATAATAGCTCAAATTATTTTTATATTATTTTTATATTGTTGTTTATAAGACCTAATTATTTTATTCAATTTTTTATTCTTTTTCAGAATCAGAATCAGAATCAAGAATGTGTTTTACAGTCCCCTGCTTTTTTTTAGGTGCTAATCCTCTTACTGTAGATACACGTTTGTCTACATTTTTTAAAGTAAAATGATTGGTAGATTTATTATAGTGTAACGCACTAATATGTGTAATTTCACCAGTCTCTTTATTATAAGTAACATCCTTAACTCTTTGTAATTTTTTTCTGTCTAAACAATCCTTAAAAAAATCAATCATGATTTGACATTCATCCGGTGTAAAATTATTGTCAATTGAATATGTTTTTGCGAATAAAATTAACTTCTTTATTTTGGCGGTTTTATCAAGTTTCCCCCAAGGTTCATTTAAATTATTATTTTTTTCGTTTTCCAGAAATTTATCTAAATTTTCTAAATCATTACTGGATGATTTTTGTTCTGTCCATGAAATACCACCAATTAATGTGGATTTGTATTTAACTTCGTTATTGTTCATTTATATTATATTATGTCGAATTAAGTTTAACTCAGTTTTTTATATAATATAATTAAAATCATTTATATTGTAAATAATTTCTATATTGGTTTGTATTATATTATATTTATATCTTACAAATATAAATGGATTATAACGAAAATGAAACAAAAAAAATAATTATTATTGATGACACTACTGAAAAAAATAATAAAAAAAATAAACAAATAACTTATGAAAAAGAAAGAAAACTGCGAGTAGAAACAAAATCTTGGGGGCTAAATGATGACGAATTATCGCATATTACCCAAATAAACACCATAAAAAGTATATTAGATAATTCTTCAGAAAAAAATAAGTATAAATCATTCATAATCACACACATAAAACAAAAAATTAACGGTTACAAACAACAAGACATTTTAAAGAAAAAAATGGATGAACAAAAATTCATTAAATTTGATCATGTTATTCAGCTTTTAAATAATTGTGAAATGAAATGCCATTATTGTTCCCAAGAAATTTATATATTATATGAGATTGTTAGAGAAATGAAACAATGGTCGTTAGATAGAATCAATAACGATATTGGTCACAATGTAGGCAACCTGGTTGTTGCTTGTTTAGATTGTAATTTACACAGAAGAAGAACTAACAAAGATGCATTTATGTTTACCAAGAATTTAGTTATTACGCGCGAAGGAATATAAGTTTATATACTCATTATTTAAAAAAATATATTATTAATAATGAATTATTGGAAATGGAGCAATGGCGAACCATATAATAAAAGCATTCGACAACAACCGAGTTCTAATAAAAATTCGAACAAAGACGCAATCCAAACATCTTTAGACGATGATATTTTTTTTACAATGAATCCAAACTCAATGAAAAATGAAATGATGAGAGAAGATTCAATGAGGGAAGAATTAGATAGTAAATTGGCCGATAGAGAACTGATTTCGCAACGAGGTGTTAATCCATTTTCACAAACAAGTTACGTAAATGATATTACAGCGCGCGATATGTTTTTGAAACCTGTCAACACAACACAGGGAAGAAGTAAACAAACGGAAACAAATATGGATTAAAAAAGAAATCTCCCTCCCTGGGAATCGAACCCAGGTCTTCCACGTGACAGGCGGAAATACTCACCACTATACTAAGAGGGACTATTTAATTGGTGATTATTATGCAATTGTTTATGTATATAAACCCTATTTTATAGAAGTAAACAAATATGACAGAATTTTTTATGTGTATATATTATGAGAAAAACTATAAATAGTGTATTTAGGATACGAACGTCAATTAACAATGATAATATAAAAAAATTAGTAAAATATTATATAGAAAATAAAGAGAAATTACCCTGGGATTTAAAGGATAAACAGATCGGTCAATGGGACGTTAGTAGAGTAACGAATATGAATAGATTGTTTGCTGGTCAAGCAAATTTTAATGAAGCATTAAATGATTGGAATGTCAGTAACGTAACTAATATGAATAGCATGTTTATAAATTGTTATAGTTTTAATAGTCTATTAAATAAATGGGATGTTAGCAGGGTAACTGATATGGGTAGTATGTTTATGAATTGTTTTCATTTTAATCAACCGTTTTTTAACGAAGAGTTAAATAGAAATTGGAATGTTAGTAATGTAACAAATATGGATAGTATGTTTATGAATTGTCAGGTTTTTAATCAAGCGTTAGATAGTTGGAACGTTAGTAATGTTTTAGATATGCGTGAGATGTTTAAATATTGCGCAGAATTTAATCAACCGTTAAATAGTTGGACCATTAATCCGGCAGCACTTACATTTGAAATGTTCACTTCTCCTAGAATGTTGGCAACAAATAGACCAACAATGCCACGAAGAGTAATACAAGAACCAATAGTAACACAAGAACCCATAGTAACACAAGGTCCAATAGTTGACGCATTCCAAATTCATAAGGAAGCAACAAAAATTAAATACGATAAATTAAATGCATTTTTATCCGAAAAAACAGGTAACCCAGTAATACCTAATATTTTAAATTATCCTAATTACATTAAACAGACAATAAACAATTTCATTAATGAAAGTAATGAATCAGAACAAACAAAAGCAGAACAACGAAATGGTCTTCAAGGAATTATGAATAAAAGATTAAATGATTTTAATTACTATAATTTAGATTCTGATGTAAAAAATTCTATTTTTTATAGTTTGAATTATGTGAAACCACAATCACCTATATTTAAAAAAACATATGTTGATACTTTTATTAAGGATTGCCAACAAGCATATGAAGGAAATAATGGAATGACCTGTGTAAAGGGAGCAGTAGAAAGATGCGTATTTTCTTTAATTCCTGCTTGCGTTGCTACTCAAGACAATAATGATTGTAGTACAATTATTCCTTTAATTACAGGTCTTGAAGATTATATATTAGATTGGTTTAAATTACATTCACCAGGTTATTCAACCGGTTCCAGCAGTTCAAGTGAAGAACCTTTTCCAAGCGATCCAAAAGAAAGAAAAGAAAATTTGAGACAATATTTATTAAAAAAATTACCTGGTCAAGAAGTAATGATAGATGAGGCAATAGAAAAATGGGCAGATCATACAGAATATGATGATGATGCTTTTACATATACGAATAAGGGAGGCAGAAGAAGGAAAACGAATAAAAGGAAAACGAATAAAAGGAAAACGAATAAAAGGAAACCTATAAAACGAAGAAATACAAAAAGAAGGAAATAAATAATAAAGAAGTATATAAAATTTATTATTTATTATTAAATGCTTTTAACGCACATGGTGTGCATCAAACGGTTAGTAAAATACACAAAAAATAGATTTATTAATAATACTAATGAATTAGCAACAAACATAGCATTAATTTTCTTATAATGAAGAACAAGAGTGTATACAATAGATATTACGCTAAATACAAAAAGGAATCCAAACATAACAGACAAAATGTAGAAATAACCGCAGTATTCTCTCGACAAGGGTCCAAAGTAATCATTCATAAACTGTTTCATTTATAATATATACTAACAAAATATATTTATAAAATTTATAGTTAAAACAACTTAAATAATTATTTGAAAACTAACACAATGAGCAAATCAGTGTATACAACTCAAAACGACTTATTATTAAAAAATTTAATGGATTTTTATAAAACAGATAACGACGACGGTACGTTTAATTCGAACAATAATTTGGATAAAATGCTTAGAATTATTACTGGTACATCTAAAATATCATTACGAATTGTTGATTGGTTCGCGACAAACTATGCTAAAAAGTTTTACACAATTTATACCATTGAAAAAACGACGGATAATATTACTAGACGTTTCAAGGTTTACGACGACTATAAACTGAAGTTAAAGGCATATTCTAAAAAAAGGTTTGACCCATTTTGTAGATGGGATAGAATAAATATTCCTTATTCAAATGATAAATTTATTGAGACAACCATCGGTCAATTGAATTTTTTTAAATGGGCTTTAGAAAACAAGGTTATTGATTTTGTCGAACAAAATTATGAATTGATTGAAAAAGATATGAATAGTCGAAACAGTACTTCTAAAAGAAAGGAAACAATTGTGCTAGATAATTCAAAGACCAGAAAAAAGAGAGAGGAGCTATCTATTTCGGCAACAAAAAGCATTAAAAAGGAAAAGGTTGAGATTGTCTTGGAATTTAATTAATTTTATTATTATATTTATTTAATTTATAAAATGAATACAATACAAAAACGGTTTTTATTGTTCTTAGTTGGTTGTATTGGTACCAGATCTTTGTTAGTATATATAGCAAAAAACCTAAGTAAACAATATTTATTTTATTTGGGTTGGTTAACTTTAATTCCGGCTATAGGGTTCATGTATATTTTTTTAACAGGTACCAGACAAACCGGAGCAGAGGTATTTGGAGATAAAATTTGGTGGAATGATTTAAGACCACTTCATTCGCTCTTATATTTTGTGTTTTCGTATAATGCTATAATGGGAAACATGCATGCTTGGATTTATTTGTTAGTTGATGTTATAATAGGACTTATATTTTTTTTGACTCATCATTATATGGTTGGTGATTTTGCGAAATTAGTGTAATAAATAAAAACAGTAAAGTATAAAAAGTATATTATTTTTAAAGTTTATTATTTAAAAATAATTTAAAATATAATTTAATGGGTAATACACAATCTATGAAAAAAATAAATTTTGAAGATATGCATACAGTAATAAAAAATCCAGAACAATATTTACTAATAAATACGTTACCAGTTTCAGAACAAAGTTGTTTAATAGTGTATACTGTGGGCGCGAATGACGAGGAAGCCATTATAAATAAATTCATAAAGGAAAATAAAAGCATTCGAATTATTATTTATGGGAAAAATAGCAATGATGAAAGTGTCCAAAAAAAATACCAACAACTATTATCTATAGGGTTTTACAACATTTATGTTTATACAGGGGGACTATTTGAATGGTTATTGTTGCAGGATATTTATGGGAAAGAATTATTTCAAACAACAAAAACAGAATTGGATATTTTAAAATATAAATCACATCAAATGTTGAATCTATCATTATTGGAATATTAAATTTTATTACACGCGACCCCATTTAAGGCCATATTAGATAAGGCATCTGCCCGTTTATTTTCTTCTCTGTAAACATGAGTGAATTCAATATAATCAAAATGAGTTATTAGATCATGTATCTTTTCATAAAACGGACGTAATTTGTCTTTTTTCACCTTATAAACACCATTGAGTTGATTTATAACTAATTGACTATCTCCATATACAGAGAGTTTTGTTATATTTTGCGAAACAGCTTCTTCTAACCCTAGTATTAACGATTGATACTCGGCTTCATTATTCGTACAGTTTACTCCAATATATTTATAATCGCACCAAATTTCTTCGTTATTATTATATAATACTGCTCCTATTCCAGATGGTCCAGGGTTACCTTTACTACATCCATCAAAATGTAATTTATAATTATTTTCCGTACATAAAGGATTACTCGTTTTTTTCCTAAAAATAGGCTCTACATTATTGTTATTCTGTTTAATAGGCGGAAAGAAATTTAAAATAGAATAAGAAGACATTCGTTAAATAATGGTTTAAATATATTTTTATATGTTTGTAATATATAATTGTATATAATGAATATCAATTTTTTAAATACAGTGTTTTCTTTGTTTTTGTTTTTATCGTCTGTAAAATGTGATACAGAGTGCCCGAATGTTATTTTATCTGAAGATAGAAGAGAAAATAAACAATCTTTAAGATTAGTCCAATATAATGTTGAATGGTTGTTTATTGATTATTACTCTGCTATGGATTGCCCTGGTGATGGTTGTACTTGGAAAACGATCGATGATGCCGAAACACATTTATCTTATGTTTCAAAAGTAATAAAAGATTTGAAACCCGATATTATAAATTTGTGTGAGGTTGAAGGTTGTGACGAGTTAAACGCAGTAAAAAATTATTTGGATGATAGTTATGTACCGTATCTTAAAAAAGGAACAGACACATCTACTGGCCAAAATGTAGGCATGTTAACTCGTATTGACCCATTAGTCGATTTGTATCGTAGCGAAGAAAAAATTGCGTATCCTATTAGTGGGACAAAATGTGGCTCAACAACTGCTTCAGGAACAAGTGGCGTTTCAAAACATTATATAACTGAATTCAATTTAGGGGTATACAAAGTGGCGTTAATAGGGGCACATTTATTAGCCATTCCAACTGATCCATCGAGATGCGTTCAACGAGAGGCACAGGCACAAGTTTTACAAAATATCGTTTATGGTTATATAGGGCGTGGATACGAGGTTATTTTAATTGGCGATATGAACGATTATGATGGAGAAATCTTGGATACAAATGATGATAAACCGACATCTAGAGTATTAGATATAATGAAAGGTTTAGATGGGCAAAAGAAAGGAACATATGAACTAACAAATATAGCGGTAAAAATAAAACAAGGAGATCGTTTTACAGATTGGTGGGATTCGGACAACAATTGTAATACAAGTTCTAAAATGGATTATTCAATGATAGACCATATTTTAGTAACAGACAAAGTTTATAGTAATATAGTTAACACTTATATTTATCATGGGTATGATGAATATTGTGGCAAGTGGAATTCAGATCATTATCCTATAGTTGTTGATTTTGAATTTTAGACAAAAAATAAAAGTATATTTCAAGTGAATTATACTTTTATTTATATTTTGTTTTTTATAATTGGTTTTTTATAATTGGTTTTTTATAATTGGTTTTTTATAATCTTTATTGTTTATGAATAAATTCGTCTATTTGATTTAGCCATGTAATCAAAATGTATTCTTGTTCATAAATATCGATATTACCGTTTAATACTAATTTTTCTGTTTTTATGCCTTTTTCAGGGTCTAGAAAATCATTATGACATTTGTGGCAATCTTCCAAATAGGACAATGGTATTAATTCTTCTCCAACACGTGCTCTCTTATGAATTCGGTTATAGCAAATTTGTGGCTCAGTATTGACATAAATTGTATGGTTAAAATCAAAATCGGTTATAAAAGCATCAAACCAATTTAAATAAATTTGGTAACAAACGTCTTCGATTTTGCCTTGTTCATATAACATTTTTGCGAATACATATTTGTCTGTATATAAGCTACGTTCAGTAATAATGATTATATCCATATTTTCATTTGATTTAATAGCATCCTTTAAAATTTTTAGACGAGAAATATAAGCCATAATTTGGAAAGCGAATGAATATTTTTCTTGATTGTCATAGAATTTCTTCAACATGGTATTTCCTTCTTTATCCTTAATTTTCTCCCAATCATCAACGGGTTCTCTTAAAAATATTACATTTTTATTATCTTTGTAATGAGTTCTCAAGCGTTCCAAAAGGGTTGATTTACCAGAACCAATGTTGCCTTCAATAGATACAATTTTAAAATTAGCCATTTTATATTAGTTTATTGATGTTTCTTCTTAAATCATTATTATTTCAATTTTTATTTTTATAATAAATTATATTGTAAAAATAAAATTGATTTTAAATAAACATATAAACAATAAACAAACATAAAGAAAAAAAAGAATATTATAAAATGGACCTGAAACAAAGAAAACTGTCGAAATCTGAATGGGACTCAATTGAAATTCCCGTCTCAAGTAATGAAAATGAAATATTACAATTAATCACTAGTGGATTTTCAAACGTACATATCAAAGTTAATAAAAACGATTCTATCTTTACTTTCTTAAAGATAGAATATAATCACCAGCTTGAAGAATTCTTATACTCAAAATTCTTTGGAGACAAAATAAAAGAACTCGTTAAAGAACACCAAATTGAATTTATTAAATTTGAAGCAGATACTTCATTAAAGAGAACAAGATCTATTGACCAAAGTAAAATTAATAATGAAATTGGTAAAAAAGAAAATATATATTATATAAATATTTCAAGTATTGTTCGTATTAAAAGTGGTGATCAAATTCGTTTAGCTCGTATCAACGGTATTGAACTTAATACAGGAATATATGAATTCATGCTGTTTAATAATCTGGAACAAATGATTAAACACAAAAATATTAATAACAAAAAATGGATGTACTACTATTATACCTTAAATGTCTTGTTAAAAAATAGCGTTGAAAGAGCGAACCGATATATTATTGAAATTATACAGTGTTTTATTGCGAATTATGAAAAAGATATTGAACTGTTATACGTACTGAAAAATGCTGTAGAGTATATTGAAAAAAACACAAGTCTGCTTAAATATAGTGATTTATGTCTCTATGAACATCAAAAAGAAATATACACGATTGTTCGCTCTATTAAACCTAAACTGATATTGTATATTGCTCCAACCGGAACCGGTAAAACATTGACACCCCTAGGATTATCTGAAAAATACAAAGTGATATTTGTTTGCGCTGCTAGACACGTTGGATTAGCTCTAGCTCGGTCTGCTATTTCGATTAATAAGAAAATCGCATTTGCGTTTGGTTGTTCATCTGCTGACGATGTGCGTCTACATTATTTCGCAGCCAAAGAATATACTAAGGATAGGCGCAGCGGACAAATAAGAAAAGTCGATAATTCTGTTGGTGATAAGGTTGAGATTATTATTTGCGACATTCGTTCATATCTTGTGTCGATGTATTATATGCTTGCGTTTAATGATGCTACCAATATTGTAACATATTGGGATGAACCAACAATAACATTGGATTACGCTGAACATGAATTACACTCAATTATCAAAAAAAATTGGAAGGAAAATATAATTCCTAATGTTGTGTTATCGTCTGCTACCTTACCGAAAATGCATGAATTAACATATACGATTGCTGATTTTAAAGAAAAGTTTCCTGATGCGAATATTCATAACATCGTTAGTCACGATTGCCGCAAAACTATTCCATTAGTAGATAATAACGGATATGTAGTTATGCCACATTATCTTTATGAAGATTATAACAAGATTTTACAAGTGGTTGAGCACTGTGAAGACAATTTAACGTTACTTAGGTACTTCGATCTTAAAGAATCGTCTGAGTTTATTTATTATGTTGAAACAAATGGACTAAATAAAAATAGTTCAAAATTCGAACGTAATTTTGCTTCCGTAAATGATATCGATATGAAAAGTATAAAGATACAATATTTAAAAGTATTGAAAAATATTATTCCTAGTTCATGGTCAATAGTCTTTAATTATTTCAAAATTTCAAGAACAAAAAGAGTTCAATCGAATAATACAATTGACGTAAAAGGTAACGCAATTACCAAATCCACTAGTTTTGATAATAATCGTGTTATTTCTGGGGGAGCACAAATTAGTCGTACTAATAGTGTTCAAAATGTACCGCCGGTACCTACAGAAACCCCAGGAAGCAGTGGTGTTTACATTACCACAAAAGACGCGCATACATTAACTGATGGTCCCACTATATTTCTGGCAAATGATTTACAAAAAATAGCTAAATTTTGTATTCAACAAGCAAATATCCCAGCGGTTGTTATGAAAGATATAATGGAAAAGATCGAATTTAATAATGTTATTAATGAAAAGATCTCTCAACTTGAGAGTGAATTGAATTTTGAAGAAGAGAAGCTAACATCTAAACTAACTGGAGGCTCTTCTGATAATTCCAAGGAAGCTAGAGGTCTCCAAAACAAAAAAAAGGATAAATCAAAAATTGCTAGTAGCTTAATAGACAAGACCGATGATAAAAAAATAAGAAAAATGAAAGAGGATATTGGTACTCTTAAAAGTATGATAAAACAAGCATCACTTGATGATTTATTTATACCGAATCGTTTGGCGCATTTGGCTAAATGGGCTCAAGGATTGAATACTTCTAATTCGTTTACCAGTAATATTGACGAGAATATTATTGTTAATATTATGTTGTTAAAAGATGTTGATGACAGTTGGAAAATATTATTGTTGCTGGGTATTGGTGTGTTTACTGAGCATAAAAGCCAAGATTATACAGAAATTATGAAAAAATTGGCTGACCAACAAAAGTTGTATTTGATTATTGCTGATAGCGATTATATTTATGGAACAAATTATCAGTTCTGTCATGGCTATTTGAGTAAAGACCTGGTTTTAACGCAAGAAAAGATTATTCAAGCATTAGGACGCATTGGGCGTAATAATATTCAACAGGAATATAGTGTGCGGTTCAGAGATGATAGTCAAATCACTACTTTGTTCACTAAATTCGCGTCAGAAGATAAACCAGAAGTAATTAATATGAATATATTGTTTAATTGTAAAAATGTGAGTTGGAATGGACATGAATATGTTGAATTAGAGGAAGAATTAGTAATCGATGATTTTGAGGAAGAGGAAGAAGAAGAAAACTAAAAATATAATTTGGGTTGATAAATAGATTATTGTATATATTTTTTTGTTATATATAATATATATGTCTGTTAACGAAAATAATATAGCGCTACAAATATCAGATTTGATGGACATGTTAGTTCCGGACAATTATAATATTCGAAAAGTAATAAATAAAAATAATATGAATATTCAACTAACAGATAGCCTTGAACGTTTAATTAGTAAATACACGTGGGAACGATTCATTGCAGAATACATTGCATCTAAATTATTTTTATTACATTTACCAATCGATGAAGACATCAATATTGAAGATATTGATGACGTGATTGACAGATTTGATGTTGTGGAGACATTTCGAGGAATGTATCCTGCTGCTGAAGTAAATGAAAGAGTTATATCCCTTGTTGAACCAAGTTTAAATAAATTAAAGCTTGCTAAAATTGCACCGGTTAACGCGATTGCTATTCCATCTGGTTCTTCTGTTTTTCAAGGACAAGCAGTTCAAGCTAATTTAATTGGAGATAATGACAATGGATATATAGATGCTACATATAAGCCAGGAAAAAAAAACACATTGCACAAAAGATTAACAAGTATGTTTGGCATGACTTCTAAAAAACCTATAGCGACACCAGTTGGAGGTAAAAGAAAAACAAAGAAAACTAAAAAAGATAAGAAAACCAGAAGACATCGCAAGAAAAGAGTTTAAAATAATATTAATTTTATATTTTATTATATTACATAATAATATATGTCAAATCGAGAACAAATAGTAGTAGAGAAAATTGGTAATTTTTTTATTGAAGCAGAAATAACAGATTTACAAGATCTATCCGGAACCGTACAAGGTATTTTAGATGAATTAAAAAACGGAAATAATATGGAACTGTTCAAAGAACAAACTGGATTAAACGATGATGATATAAAACTAATTACCGCCAAAAGTGATTTTATAAGACCACTAAGAAATTATATACTTGCTAATCAAGATATAGATAGACAAATTAAGACAGGTGGTACTCGTAGAAAACGTCGTTCTAAAAAATCAAGAAAATCAAAGAAGAATACAAGAAGAAAGAAAAGAACTTAATTAGACATTTGTTCAATAACTTCGTTTAATCCAGTGTCAAAATCCGTACAAATTTGCCACCCCAAATCCTTCACCTTTTGATTACTAATATAATATCGTTTGTCATTAAAAGGTCTATCTTCAATATATTTTATCCATTTTTCGAAATCATTGGTTTTCATTATTTTTTGTATTAAAATATTTGCTATTTCCAATACAGTATATTCGGTATTATCATCACTACCGATATTATATACTTCACCAATTTGTCCACGTTCCAATATTAATTTTAAAGCTGAACTAACATCATTCACATGTAAAAAAGCCCTTACGTTTGAACCGTCGCCTTGTATGGTCACTGGTGTTCCTTCTAATAATTGACTAATAAACCTAGGAATTAGTTTCTCAGGATACTGATTCGGTCCATATACATTATTTCCACGTGTTATAATTATAGGCATTTTAAACGAATGATAATATGATTTGGCTATTAATTCGGCTGCCGCTTTTGTTGCAGCATATGGATTTGTTGGACACAGTACTGAACCTTCGTGTTTTTTTTCTTCGTTTTCCGTTAACATTGATTCACCGTAAACCTCGTCCGTTGAAATATGTATAAACCGGTTTATTTTCCCATATTTACGACAAGCTTCTAATAATGTATGGGTTCCAACAACGTTGTCATTTGTATATTGAAGCGCATTATCAAACGAATTTTGGACATGTGATTGTGCTGCAAAATGAATTACGGTGTCAATTTGATATATCTCTAAAATATTGGAAATCAAATCAAAAGAACATAAATTGCCTTTGATTAAATGATACCTAGACGATTTCCTTATATGTTCGTGTATATTATTTTCGGACGCACAGTAATACATCGCATCTAAATTAATAATAGTTACATTTTTATTCTCATTAAAATATGTGTTTACAAAATTTGAACCAATAAAGCCACAACATCCAGTAACTAACAATTTCATTATTAAATTATACAATAATCTATTTATATAAAGATAAATTATAAATATATTATTATGGAAAAAACAGAAGAAGATTATGAAAAAGACATTGAAGAAATCGAAAACATGTTTCCAAACGCGAAATTCTCTGTAGCAATAGAGCTTGAAGATTTAGACGATATTGTTACAGAAGAAACAGATATAGTCGTTAAAAACACTTACGACTGTTATTGTTATAAAAATAAAAGAAACACCGAGTATTTCTATATTAGTGGCAAACATATTACAAATAAATTTATAATTTATAAGCTTATCGAACAAGGATTAGACTTAGATTGTGATCATCGATTTTTAGAAGGGTTTTGTAAATCAAAAGATAGCAATTGTCAGTTTGAAATTGCTACGGGGTCTTAAAAGCTTTGTTTCACACATGTAAATAATGTAGTTTACTCCCCAATTCTTTATAATAATGATTATTATATGGAACCATATTAATTAAAGCCTTTGCTAATGTTTTATCGCTTATTTTTAATTCTCTAATAGCATCATATTTACAAGAAAACTCTTTTACCAGATTATTTTGTAAATCATATTGTCCTATTCCATTTTTATATAACAAAGGTTGTCCGTTTTTTTCTTCAAAATCCTGTATTAATTCTTCTTCACAATTATCATACAAAGTATAATAATGTCCATTTGTTATAGTATTGTTTTTAACTGGATTATCAAGTGCCGATGAACTTTGATATCCATTTAATTGTGATGCCGTTTTTCTATCTAAGTATACATTTAAAATTTTTGTTTTATCGCTATTTAATTTGGATATATAACCTAAACTTTGAACCTTGGTTTCCCTTGTTGGTTTAATATCATGAATAATATTTGCGTCTAAATTTCTTTCAACTAACAACCATCGAAACCCACAATAAATAGTATTTTCTTCAATAGATTTCATAATGCTTGGACGTTTTATGTTTTTATTTTCATTCATCAATTCTGTTACTGATTCGTAAACTTTTACTAATTGAACCGTTTCAGGATTAATTTTTTGAAGCCGAGGGCCCAAGTGTGGCATTTGTTGATTAAATCCAGTGACTATTTTTGTTTCTTTTTCATTTAGATTGCAAAGTATTAGTTGAATAGATGTTTCAAGTGAACTAACTTTGTTGACTAACATTTTGTTAGTTGTTATTAATTCTTTTAATAGTTCATTATCATTATTAATACATTGTCCTGAATTTTTTAATTTTAAATTTTCTATTTCTAACAATAATTCTTTCACTTTATAATTATAACTATCAATATTATCTTCAATAATGTTTAATAAAGCTTTATATGTTAGATTGCTTCCAATTAAAAATAATTCGTTTTCTTTTTCGTGTTCTTGTAAATTAGTAACTTTAGTCGGGTATACAATAGAATGATGATGCAGAAATGATTCAAAATCTTTTGATTTATCAACTTCAAAACAATCTAAAAGTAAAATATGTTTATGCTTTGATTTACATTCATTATATCTTTCGGTTATACCCTTTCTTGATTCACCAATTTTTACAATGTATGTACCATTATCGTAACTCTTTACTTTGATAATATAAATCATATTTCCAATATTAGAGAATTGCTTTAATAAATACATTTCTCTATCTAATTCTTTTTGTTTAATTATTTTATCTTCCATTTCTTTATTTTTAGTGGTTTCAAGTTGCATCATCTGTTGTTTTAATTGTTCGCATTCTTCTTTGGTAATTTCAAACATTATATTTTCAAGTTTAATAAAATAATCATGAACTTCATCTGCTTTTTTAGTTCCTGCCTTCAAACAAAATTTTTTAAAAGTCTCAACATTTAACATAAATATTTCTTTATTGTGACCTCCTTTGGTGTTTGTTGTTTGCTTTACCTCATGGTAAAGCAATAGTTTATAATCTTTATTAATTGTAAAATTTTTCTCTAACATTTGTTTAGCCTTAATTTTTTGACTAAAATCCAACCATTTCCATACATTGTCTAAATCAATTACAAAATCATTTTTGTTATCATACTTCAAATAACAGTAAAAACTTGACAAAAATAATTGCTGTTCATAATTAGTAAAGTATTTTTTTACCTTTTCAACTAATTTTGACTGGTAATTACCAGTTAGTTTAGTGATAGGATTGCTCTCAATCAGGTCTACAATGTCTACGCTCATTTTATAAGTTAATATATGAAAATATATTTAATTTGTTTTTTGCTTTAATAATTAAAAAGGAATAATTAATTATTAAAATATATAAAAAATAATATGAATAAGAACCGCATGATATATGGTGCTTAATTTGAGTAAGCTAAACCCCCCATACCGCTCATAATACGCAACACGTTATAGTTGGTGGCATAAACACGGACCTTAGCGGTCTTGGTGCCTTCAACTGTAGCATTGGACAACACCAATTGAAGTGTGGCATTGTCAATACGAGAGAAGTTGCACGTTCCTGAAGGTTGGTGTTCCTCAGGGCGAAGAGCGAAAGAGTACACGTTAATACCTTCATCAGGGCAACGGGTGTGAGACTGGTAAGGCTGGACCCAAGAGAAGTAAGAACCTTCACGCTCAGAGAAGCGGTCCTGGCCGTTAAGCTGGAGCTTAGCAGTGACGACGGGGTTCTGGCCCCAACAATGGAGGTCCAAAGAGGTCTCGCACAAAACGAAAGTACCAGCATCAGAGACAGTGGAGTTATCGTTGTGGCCGTTAGCAGCCAAATCACGAAGGCTTTCAAGGATGGTAGGATCCAAGTTAGAAACGGCAGGAGAAACGGGAACAGTGGGGCCACCAAAATTTACCTCATTGTTAGGATTTTGGGGACCATGCCAGTATCCGGTGAAGGTATCGGAAATTTCATAATCCAAAGCACCTGCATCACTGAATAGACCACGAGCATCAATGTATGAACGAGAGTCAGCAGCAACGGAAGCGGGACCACCGAAAGCATGGATAGCGTTGGGAAGAGCATCGATGGCATCAGTGTAGTTGAAGGGCTGGGCACCAAGTACCTTGAACAAAAGAGCATCGCACACCAAAGATGAGCAATAATCTACGTTTTGATCGGGCTGGACAACCCAGATAAGCTCCTTAACGGGGTGGTTAAAGTTGAGCTTAATCTTATTACTGGAAGAACCAACAGACTCATCACCAGTGAACTGAAGCTGAGTAATCAAGTATTCGTGAGGGTTCTGGGCGAATCTGCGGCGCTCATCAGTATCCAAGAAGACATAGTCAACGTACAAAGAGGCAGCAACCAAAGATTGATTGTAAGCAATAGCAGCAGGGACGGGGCGACCAGGAGCATACTGGTTAGCAGTGTAGGCAGCAGAAGCGGGGTTCAACATACCAGGGGTGTTAGCAACAGCACCAGAGTTGCAGCTCAATGTGGTAACAGCCCACAAGCACTCATCAATAGGGCGGATATCAAGATTAATCTTGACTTCGTGGTACTGAAGAGCAATCAAAGGAAGGGCCAAACCAGGGTTGGTACAGAACCAAAATTGAAGAGGAACGTACAAAGTGGTCTCAGGAAGAGCATTACGAGGAGCGCAAACTTGACGAGGAGCAATAGAGTCACAAGGACCATCTACCTCAGAGAAAGAAGGATCAGTAATGAAGGTGAGTTGGGTGGTATTACCAATCATCTTGAAATAACCACGTTGTTGTTCGGAAGTCATGGTAAGTTGGTTCCAGATGTGCATCCAGTCACCATATTGACGGTCAATACGTTGACCACCAATCTCGACTTCTACCTGAGCAATAAGTTGCTCACCGGGGAAATCCAACCAACGAGCATAGACACCAGAACCAATATTAGCGGCGAAAGAAGCAATGCCCATAAGTTGGTTAATCTCAGGAAGAGTAACCTGTAAGTATGTGCGGTAAGCCAAATCTCCGTTTCTGCTAATTGTGCACTGTACACGGCGACCGAAATCAGCCTGTCCGTTGAATGTCTGTTCGATAGATTCGATGGCAAAGTTAGTATATCTGCGATAAGTAACCTTCCAAAAGGTAATTTGAGGGTTACCAGTTAGGTAAACATCTTGAGCTCCATAAGCTACGAGTTGCATAAGTCCGCCTCCCATTTTATACATTCCCTAAAGAAAAAAAATTTATAATTTAACTTAATTATATTTTTATTGTTTTTTATAAAAACGCTACATAATTAAGATAATATATTATTAATGTTTATATTGTCCTTCATAAATATGGACAAATATGAGTCGTCATAAACCTCTTTTTTACCTTCATGATATTTTGTGAAAATATAGGAATCGTTTCTTTTTTTTATTGTCCAACCGTTGTCTAAAGCATTGTATAAAAAAACCATTTTTTGGAATTTTGTACTGTCTATTTCTATTTGTTTATTTGCTAATTTTATTTCTATATCCATTACATTACTAAATGAAACAAATTTTTTAATTTTAACTATTTTTATTTTTATTATTTCTTCTATAAAATCTACTATAATGCTTTTCTTCTTTTTCTAAAGTTTGTAAATCTGTTTTTATTATGTCTCCGTCATTATTCAAATAATAAATTGTTTTTATTTTATACCCTTTCTTCTCTGGCAAGTAATTCATTAATTCAATACAATTGTTACATGGTCTACTTGATTGAATATTATTTGTTTTTGATAATCTTATTACCAACAATTCTACATTTTCCAATCTTTTTTGTCCTAGAGGTTTTAATTTTGTTAGTGCGTCCAGTTCAGCATGTATACCGGGTAATATTCCATTTGTGTCTCCCATTTGGTTCATTCCAAAACTCAATATTCTTATTTTTGATCCTTTCCTTTTTAAGATACATGATACATGATTATAATGACCACATATACATGGCATCATTTGCGTATCATTGTAGTTTAACATATCTGTATTCGTATCAAATGGTAAACAAAAACGTTTAATATACATCTTATCTAATAGACTATTCATAATTTTTATTAATTATTATTATTATTATTACATAATAGGGTTTTCAATTTTTTTATATACAATATTTAATCCAATTTTGAGACATTTATTCTAATTTCATTTTTAAAAGTACTTTTTTTATAAAAATAATGAAAGATAAATAATATAATTTAAATAAATTATAAATTAAAACAAGAGCAACATATTTATTATATTAACATTAATGCCAACTTTTAAACCAAAAACTAACAAAAAAATTTGTGTATCAAAAAAATATTCAACTACTTTAGACGGTAAACATAAAGAATTCATTAATGATTTTATTAAAGATGAAAATGATAATATTCCTAGATTAAAAGAAGAACAAAATGATATTAAAAATCTTTTAAAAGATACCAAATTATCTATCGAACATATTATGGAATTTAACGATAGAATTAGAGAAATTAATGAAACCATTAAAGAATTAAAGAGTAAAAAAATCAATTATTTTCTGGATAATTCCAAATTTATTTTTGAATATTTTGAAAACAAAAAAAATATTAACAATAATGATACTATAAAAGGACATACATCTAAAAACCAAATACTTAGAGATCTTTTTAAGGTGAAAAAAGACGCAAACAATACCGAAAATATGGACGAAAACAAAAACATAGTTCAAAAATATTTAAGTAATGTTGATGAAACATTTCTCGATATGAATTCTTTTATAAGAGAAACTGATATATGTCAATATTGTTATAAAGGCGAAATGATCCCTCTTGATGATGAGGGGGTGCTAATTTGTAACATTTGCTCTATTAATATTCCTTATTTAATTGAGAATGAAAAACCTAGTTACAAAGAACCACCCAAAGAAGTTTGTTTCTATGCTTATAAAAAAATAAATCATTTTAAGGAAATTTTAGCTCAGTTTCAGGGTAAAGAAACTACACTTATTCCAGATGAAGTTATCGAACAAATAAATCAACAGATTAAGAAAGAACGAACGAGCGTCGATTTATTGACATATTATAAAACTAAGGAAATCCTTAAAAAACTGGGTTTTAATAAACATTATGAACATATCGCATTTATTAAAAATAAATTGGGCATTAAACCTCCTGTTTTTACGCCTGAATTAGAGGACACATTATGTAATTTATTTATGGAGATTCAAGCTCCATATGCGAAAACATGTCCTGATTATCGTGTTAATTTTTTGAATTATTATTATGTTCTTTTTAAATTCTGTGAATTATTGGGCGAAACACAATATCTAAATGAAATCCCTTTACTAAAAGATAGAGAGAAACTTATTGAACAGGATGAAACCTGGAAAAAAATGTGTATTGAATTGAATTGGGAATTTATACCTACCGTTTAGATTTAACGTTTTTCATTGATTTACGTTTTTTCATTGTTTTACGTTTTCTCTTTCCACCATCTAAATATGATTCATCTACTAAATCTGAAACACGTAATCTTGATCCATTACTAGACGATCCATTACTAGACGATCCATTATTATACGATCCATTATTATACGATCCATTATTAGACGAACCATTTACTAAATCCGAAACACGTAATCTTGATCCATTATTATACGATCCATTACTAGACGATCCATCTACTAAATCCGAAACACGTAATCTTGATCCATTACTAGACGATCCATTATTATACGATCCATTATTATACGATCCATTACTAGACGAACCATTTACTAAATCTGAAACATGTAATGAACGATTACCGGAAGAACTGTTAAATCTTTGCCGAACATTTCGTCCAGATTCATCTTCTTCTCTTTGCCTAACATTTAGTCTCGCATTATCGTTTTCTTGATAATTCATTTGCGCTGTTCCTGGGCTCAATTCGTCGATAACATCTTCAAAACTCTTTCCAGCAGCAACTTCTCTTTCATATTCCTCAATCACCTTATCATCATTTAAACCTAAATCTATAAGTTGTTCTATTTGTGCGTTACTAAAAGACATGTCATTTTTAGGGGCTTCAAACATTTCAACTACTGTTTGATCTAAATTATTTGGCGCCGAATATGCTGCCGGATCTACATGTGTTTCTGGGTCAAAAGCAATCAACAACTCATAAGGTACAGTACCATTTTGTCCGTCTATATACATTTGAGACCAACCTCTGTTTTTTAAGCTGACTATTTGTTGTGGAGTAAAATGAATGTCTTTGTTCCCTAAATACTTACGCGCATCTGAAAAAGATACTCCAGCATCCTGAAACTGCTTAATCACTTCAAGACTAGCATCAGGATAGTTATCCAGTAAAAATTGTTGTAGTCTTGTACTATATGTTGTTGGTAGAGGCGCTCCACCACGTCTAGTTCCTTTTCTATGTCTACGCCTATTTTGCTTTCGAGTTTTTGGCATTTTATATAATATATTTAGATTAAATATATTATGTTAAATTTATGATTTATGATTTATGATTTATGATTTATATCCTTCTACGAGTTTTTCGATTCCCTCCTTTAATTTTTTTCTTCGTTACAGCTTTTGATTCCTTTTGTCTCATTTTTTCTGCTTCTTTTAGTTGTTTCTCTAATTCCTTTTCTCGCTGTTTCTCTAATTCCTTTTCTCGCTTTTCTCGCTGTTTTTCAAATTCTTTGGATTGTTTCGCTAATTCATTAGCAGCCTTCTCTCGTTGTTTTTCAAATTCCTTAGCTGCCTTCTCTCGCTGTTTCGCCAATTCATTCGCTTCTTTTTCTCGCTGTTTCGCCAATTCATTCGCTTCCTTCTCTTGTTTTTTCGCTAATTCTAAAGCACGCTTCTTATTTTCGGCCTCTATTTTCTTATTTTCAGCCTCTATTTTCTTGAATTCGGCATCTCGTGCCTTTTGTGCTTTAATAAACTCCTTGTCTTCTTTTGCCTTTTCTTTTTCCATATTCTTCATGGTTTTAGCATGTTGTTTAGCAGCCAATTTATTTTCGCTCTTTTCTAATTTGGTTTGTTCCTTTTCCATCTTCTTCATAGTTTTATTATGCTCTTTGTCGGCCTTAGCCTTTTCTTTTAATTCAATAGCATCTGTTACAAGTTGTACTTCCCCTCGAATATCTTGTTTTATATTTCGTTCCAACTCTTTATCCTCCAACACATCATCATTCATTTTCAGTTTATTTAAAACACGCACTAACTTCTTTTGATTATTTTGACTGGACTTAACATTCCTTTTTGTTTCTGATAACTTTCCTTTTACCAATTTTGTAAATTTGTTAATCTTTAATTTTAATGTTTTGCTATGTTTTTTTATTTTGTTTGAATCCTTCTTGATTTGTGCATTTAATACTTTCTTCGTTTCTGGATTTTTCTCCTTTTTAAGTATTAATGTGTTTTGTTCAATACGTTGTTCATAACTATCAAGTTTATTTTTAAGTTGTGCAATATCAGGATTATTTGAAACCGCACTATTTATTAAGTTGGTAGTACTTGTCATTGGTTTATTACATTTACTTAGACGACCATATACAGATTCAATGTTATCCATTGAAGTCTGATTATAACCAGTTCGAAACAACATGGGAGCCCGTATATTGTCATCAGATTCAACAAATTCTGCCATAGCAGATTTTTTCAAATCCTTAAAGTCTGCTGCCACTTGTTTATAGTCGGTCAATTCTTGTTTAAATGCGGATTTTGCTTCTTTTAATTTTTCATCTGCTGCCTTTTTATAAGTAGCAACCACCTTTTTACATGCGTTCTTTGCCTTGGCATGTTCATAACTATCACAAAGACCTTTTAACGTATTATATCCTTCAGGAGTTTTAGCCTTAAGAATTGGATTTGCCTTAAGGGATTTTAATTTTTCATCTATTTCTTTACCCATACTTGAATATAATCTACGCGTAGCGCTCTTATTATGACGCAATAATTCTTTGTCGTATACATCGGTTAGTATAGTGGTTATAACCGGCTGTGAAAATTGACGAGCATCTTTTTCACGGTTTAAATAACTAATATGACCTGCTATTTCATCCCTAAATTTATGTAATCCAGCGGTTTTAAAGTAACCATTATCATCCAAATATTGTTCTGAGAACACTTCAAAATTATCAGGCATTTGTTTATTTGGCATTTTGAATAAATTAATTAACTTGACTAATTCCATTGGATCCGTTTGGATAGGCGTAGCTGTCATCAATAATAATTTTACTGAATCTGTACCGGACATAATATATGAATTCATCAAGGATGCGTGAAGTGCTACCATATCAGGTGTTTCAATAGTAGATAAATCCCCTCCACCATATAATTTATGTGCTTCGTCAATTATTAACAATGTTTTACGTAATGGGTCTTCCTTTCCATTGATTTTAACCATCGTTTCATAGATTTGGTTTTTCTTGGAAACAAGATTGCTGAATTGCTTATAAGACATTGGGCGAACTCTCCATGATTTAGACAGTAGTTTCATTCGATCGGCATTTTTTGAAGGAATAACAATACCATTAGTTTCAATTTTCATTTTGATAATTTCATGACATACTTGTTCGAACATATTCTTCCAAATATCGTTTTTAAGTGTAGTTCGTGTCACCCAAAGAATAGTGTATCCTTGCTTTTCAAAAGTCGATGTTGCTGTCGCAATAGCAGTACATGTTTTACCAGTTCCTACAGAATGCCAAAGTAACATACCCTTTAATGGATTATTAGGAGTAAAAAAATTGCTTACGAATGCTTGGGTTGGTGTATAATTCATAATTGTTGCACCTCCTCTTTGTTTAGATCCGCCTGTTTTTGGAACGCAATTGTTCTCCATTATAACTTTATCCCATGCGAATTGAGAGAAATTGTCCCTTACATATTTACGCATTTGTAAAGCATCTAATGGTTTTTCTATAGAGACATCTAATATAGGCATGGATTTTGAAGACATTGATTTTGTCTTTGGAGATATGTTTTTAAAAAAAGAATTGTTTAATTCAGCTGTATTCGACCTAGGACGTTCACTTTTACTGGATACAGATTTACCGCCTCCTCTTAACGAATCACCTTTCTCATCGAACGAAATAGAAAACGAATGAATATTTTGGTTCAATTCATAATCTACCGCATTTTGTATACATACGGTTTCCAATTCATTCATAAAATTCAATAACTTAATATTAATATTCTTCGCTTTGAAATACATTTCAATACCAGTATTAGCGCCCAACCCTTTATCAAACGGTGGTTCCATTTTTAAATCATAAACATATACATAAAGTGGCCATCCTTTTGACGGATGAAAATCGAGACCTTTTTGTCCACATGTTCGCGTCCCTCGTCCAACTACCTGTTTCTGGTCTGCCTGTGTTAATGTGGGCTCAAAAATATGGACGTATTTAATATCAAATAAATCAATTCCCTCTTTGTATCCACCATCCATCAATATAATACGAATGTTTTCGCCATATACATTATCAGGACGCTCATTAAACCGACCCAAAATTTCTTTTTTTGTTACTACGCTAATTGGTTCATCATATACGGATGTGGAGCATAACATATACAAATTATTGTATTTCGTTTTTTCCAATTCTCCGTTAGATAACAACTCGATTTTTCCCCAGTTTTTCTTGCCTATTTTAGGTTCTGCTCTATATCCTAAATTCATACCATCAGCGATTAAAGCACTCGCCAACAATTTTACACCAGCCATTGACGATTTTGAATCCGAAAAAATAAAATGTTTAAATTTCTTCCCGTACTGAGCCATATCCTTAGCGTCTAATTCCTTGATTTTATTCAATAATGTAAGGGTTTTTGGAGACACGAGTTTCAATGTACTAATAAAATCGCGCTTCATATTAGGACGCTTAAGTGTTTCTAAATAATTTTTAACATCAGTATTCGTTTCAATTTCATTTTCTTCACATACCGTTTTAGAAGGAAAATAATCTACAAAATCGTAAAAGTATTTGTAATCAGTTGGAAAGGAAAAATTACTATATTTTCGAATGCAGCTTGGATCATATTGAATATATTTAGACGGTAATGTATTTTCTAACAATTTGGAATTTTCAAGGCGTCTTGCTAACAATCTATTCATTTGTGCTAAATTATCCTTTAATATTTCCGGATTTTCTTGTTCCTTATCGTATTCAAAACTAGCGTCACTGTTTAATTTTATATTTTCTGATTTAGGTGACATCAATGGAGAACTACTCGGTTTAGACACACTTTTAGGACTCGATATAGTGGTCAGTGACGACATAGATCCACGTGACTTCTTACTACTTGATTTCGAAGACATTTTATATATATATATTATATTATATTACCTAATGATAACTGCTATAAAACATAATTTAATATTAGAATATGTTGTATTAGATTATGTTGTATTAATTAACTATTTTACAAACCACCAGGAAACCCCACTAGATTAGCGCCAATACCAAAGCCGGCACCGGAACGTGCTGTCACACCCATCGAAGGTATGTATGTATCCAAAATAGCGAATGTTGCGGCAGCAGTTAGAGCCAACAATGCGATTTCTTCAAGATTTAATGTACGTTTAGGGATGGCGAATGCAGCAATTGCAACCATCAAACCTTCGATTAAATACTTTATAATACGCTTAATTAACTCAGTCATATTAAACATCTTTATATAAAATAAATAGAAAAAAATATTATTAAAGTTAAATCTAATTAAAATACTTAAAGACAAAAAACCTAAATATAGTATAATGACTGATAAAACTAATACCGGTAAAAAATTGGCTTTTGAGCGAAAGAACAGAACGAATGGCACTCCCAACCCTAAATACGTTGACTTGCTGGATGTTGACAAAACTATAGCAGGACAAAATTTTGGTTGTTTTTCTTTTATTTCTCCAGATAAGATTCTTAAACAGAAAGAAATGTTTTTCTTTGAAGAATTCCTAAAGAAGTGGGAGATGAACAAATCTATGGAAAAATTTCATCAATTCTTAAATTTTATTTCCTTTAAATACAAACTAAAGTTCGACGAGGTTACTAAAGACTTAGAAGAGTTTGTAAAAGAAGAACGTGAGACCATTATTAATTCTTCTATTGAAGATGATTATAAAACTTTTTTAGATAAGGAAGAAGAAGAACTTGAAAAAATGTTTAATACCAAACACAACTTCCAAACCTCTGTCAGAGGATTTAAGGCCAGAGGCAATTTTGCTTCACAAGAAGAAGCCGAAATACGTGCTAAGCTTTTACGAGAGGTTGACCCTAACTTTGACGTCTTTGTTGGACCTATTGGAACTTGGCTTCCTTGGGAGCCTGAAGCATACAAGACTGGACGTGTTGAGTATATGGAAGAAGAACTTAACCAACTCGCACAAGAAAAGAAGAAGAATGAAACGATTGCCAAAACCGCATTTGAAAATCGTGTTAAAGAAACGAAGCAGAAGGCGATTGAAGATAATAAAAAGAATGCGGCAAAACACGGTAATTTGGTCACACAAGATATTGACACTGATGGTAATTTAATTGGTGCTGGACAAAACACAACTGAATCCGCATTAAAGGATTCTGATACTATTTCTGCTGCGGATATTCGTTCTGAACTTTTCGATGGAGAAAATATTGTTGTTGGCAAGACGGATTATGGCCAAAGCCAATTGAAGTCTGGACCATTCGCAACTAAGAAACTAGATTAAAAATAAAAAATTGAATAATATCTTTTATTTATTGTTATTATTATTACAATAAATAAAATGGAACCAATTTCTGAAAATTCTAATTATAGTGAAAATATTTGGATAGCTATAACTAAATTAGTATGGAATAGTGATCTTAAATCATTAACACTTAAATGTATGAATGAACCTGGCTTTGAAACCATGTTTGCTAATAGTAATAATTATCCATATTATTGGGCTTTATTGGATAATTATATGTATAAATATTATAATTGTAAACCTGAAAAACCAGACAAGTTTATATTCTTATTGTTATTAACTTATCCTAAAAAATATATTTCAGGTTTAAACAGTTTTCTACAGCTTAGGATTGCTTTTAATGAAATTATAAATCATGGATCATCAAAACTATCTGATTTTACTTGTGTTGGGTATTATTATAGTGATGGTAATAACTGTATATGTAGTCAACCGATTGATAATGTATATGAATTTCATAATAACTTATCAGGGTCTGTATTCAATGTAGGTAGTGTGTGTAACAATAGACATAAGGTTGTTAGTGATAATGATGAAAATTACAAATTAATGAAGCGAGCAGAAAGAGATAGGAGAGAAGAAAATAAGAATGGATTACCTGAGGGATATAAGGAACAACAAAGAATTAAAAAAAAAGAAAACCAATTTATTAGCAATAATATTAATAATAATATTAATAATAATAATACACTTAATCTTTGCTCTATTGCTATATCTAATTCATATATAACTAATTCTATTTGTTATCTATGTAATACCTCAAAATTATTCTCACAAAGTTCGCATGGTGTAAATGGTATATGTTCTTGTATTCCAACAGTTTCTAAAATATCAAAAAAAAAATTATTAAAACAATTATCTATTAAAGTTACTATGATAAATTGTATTAATTGTAATAAAGAAACCAGAAAAATTGATAATAAAAATGATTTATGCTTGATATGTAGAGAAACTAATAAAGTTTCATCCTGTTTACATTGTAGCAATAAATTTACTCAAGATAATCAAGATGATAGCCAGTTTTGTAACAGTTGTAAACCTTTTGTAAAAAAGTGTTTGGATTGTTCAAAAATTATAATGTATTCTGAAAAATATAGAATAAGATGTAACGATTGTTTTAAAAATAAAAAATGTAATGAAATTACACTAGATAGTGTTTGTGAAGAATGTAATGTAACTTTTGACATATTACCTGAACAAAAAGAGTGGAGAAAAATATGTGGTGATTGTTATAAATTGAGTGTATGCAAATGTGAAAAATGTACTTCTTCTGTGAAAATATTAAACGTTAAAAAAGAAGGATCTAATAAGGGTAAAAAATTCTATAAGTGTAATAAATGTTCATTATTTAAATGGATTTAGATATACTACATCTGTTTTAACAAATTATATAATATATTACGAATCATGTACTATATTATACCTCATATGGATTCGCATTTAAAATGCTCTGAATAGCCTCTTCTTTAAAGTTAGTATTCGCATTAAATTGGTTCAGTCTAAATTGTAATAACATTCGCTGTTCTTCTTCATTTATATTTCCTGACTGTTGAAGTATTAATCCATCGACTATTGCCTTTATTGATCTTTTAAATTTTTGAATGAAAAAATTAAGGCTTTCTGGATTCATATCTTCGTATCCTTTTTCATGAATTGGTGAACCTCGTCTTACAGTGTCTCTTAATTGTATAAATTTCAAATAATAATATAGTTTTTCATCTAATATAGCCTCTATATTTGGACACATAAACATCATTTCTTGTTCTAATGTATTATTATACATTTTGAATACTTGTGGATGATCAAAATACGGTCTAACATTTTCACTAATGTTTCCAAAACCAACATCGCATAAGGCTGTGTATCTGCCTGAAGAATTTAAATATGCTATTTTAACTATGTCTTTTCCAAATGTTTTTACGTTTGTATTCGGCAGCTCTAATGATATATTTATAATACCTTCTAAAAACCACTTTATCAAAAAAGATATATGTTCTGCTATATTTCTCATTTTCCAATCATTATATATAATGCTATCATTATGCGTTATTAGTATATCTATGTCATCACTAATATATTTGGATGTATTTTTGATTTCCGATAAAACAAATTGAACTGACTTTCCTCCTTTAAAAATGAAATTATAATCCTGGTCGTTCATTGTATTTGAAATTATACCTAATAATAATAAAATTGTACATAACGCTGTATTTGAATTTACAAAGTCCATTTGTTGCTCTTGTGTTTTTAATTGAAATTCTGGATTTTGCCTTGTGTAATATGCTGGAAACATGCTTTCTACCATTTCACAAGTAGACCAGGCATTTGTTGTAAATCCTTTTCTATAAATAACTTTGTGAATTTCGTCTTGTGATAATAATGCGCGTATTTTTTCCCTTAATGCAAACAGGTCTATACCTTTACTGGAAAACAGCTCTCTCCAAAATCTAGGTGCTACTTCTATATTATAGCCTACCTTCGGCACGTTGATTGGAACTTTTAGTTTTACTACTGTTTGTTCTTGTATTTGTTGAGGTTCTTGTATTTGTTGAGGTTCTTGTATTTGTTGAGGTTCTTGTATTTGTTGAGGTTCTTGTACTTGTATAGGTTCTTGTACTTGTATAGGTTCTTGTACTTGTATTGGTTCTACTTGTACTTGTATAGGTTCTACAACTGGTTCTCTTATTGGTTCTCTTGTTGGTTCTAATTGAGATTGTACTTGTATTTCTGGTTCTCGCATTATTTCATCGAATACTGGCTTTATTTCGTCTGGTAAATTATCTCTGGATAATCCATAACGCGGGTCTAAAAGTATTCTAATATTTTCTAATTGTCTATTTTCTACAGCATGAATGAAAGCATTTTCTTTTCCAGTTAAACTATTGTATGCATTTATATTTCCACCATTTTCATAAAATAATAATAATAATTTACTTTTAATTTCGTTGTTAGTTATGTTGTCCATTATAACAGTTGGAATAGAAACAAAATCTACTACATCTTTAAAAATAGGTCGTCTATTAGCATCGATATTAATTAATGTATTTATCAAAATGTTGTTTTCTTTAAAAAAATTGTTTAGATTTTTTATAAAAGTTTTGATTTGGTTATTACTTTTACTTTTCCAATTAATAAGCGGATACAATAAATCGCAAAATTGTAGTCTAAATGTTTTTAAATCTCTATACTTATCGACTATAACTGGATCACCAGCCCGTTGTTTACGACGTGTATATCTTTTATTTTTGTTCGTTTTTTTCTTTGTTATACGGTTTAGTTTTCTATTATTTTTTTTAGTTACCATAATATAATTATATAAAATAAACTATAATTATATTTTAACCAATAACTCTATAATAATAATCATTATTAAATATTATTTTATTTTTAATACTTCGTGACATTTTTGCTGCTGATATGTTTTCATCTTCTGCTGCCTTTGCTATGGTATCCCATATACATAATACGTGTTCTGTATTACATTCTATTTTTTCAACCTTTTTACCTGTAGACGACGTACTTTTATGTTTGTATTCATCTGTTTTTAATGATATACCATAATAACCTTCATTTGAACCTTGTTCTGTCCAAACTGTAGCTTTTAATGCATATTCACAATCATTTAAATATTCCTTAATATTTTTTAAATCATTTGTATCTGTTAGTTTATTCACCATTTGTTTCCATCGTTGATATTCTGTAAGTAATGATGAATTTAATATTTTACCACTTGGACTAAATTTACACATTTGGAATAAAAAAGTTTCAACATCATTATTTACGCAACGTTTTTTATATTCTGTTTGTTGCAATTTTACACCAATATAACCATTAACTACTTGATTTTTATTTTGAGTTGCAAGTCTTGATGGTTTAAAACGCGTATCTAAGTAAGTTTTAAACAAATGAAATGTGTCTTTTTTTGGTTTTATTTTATTCCAAATGCGATATGCTCCCTCCATATTGGTAGATGATTCTTCGACATCCGTACGAACAATACACATTGTATTAATAAATTCATTAAATTTGTTAGTTTGTTCGTCTTCTGGTATTAGAGGATTTTGATAAACGGATTGGTTTTCTTTTTCGAACAATTTTAATTCATTATGTTGTTTATCTAATTTTTCATTTAATCCATTTATTTCAAGTGCTAGTTTCGTATTAGTTTCATTTTTGACAAATAATTGTTCCTTTAACTCCTGATTTTCCTTCAATAAATCTTCATTTTCTTTTAACAATTTATTAAAATTATCTATGCTATATGTCTTTGAATTAATAATTTCTTTAATATATTTTGTTAGCTGATTTATGGTAAATGTATTTGTGTTATATGCTATTATTTCTGTTTTATTTTTTCCATTTACTTCAATTGAACGTATTTGTTTTTTTATGTTTGAATGAGACTTAATTAAATTTTCAATTTCTACCTTATTTTGAACTTTAAATGCGTCTAATAATATAAAATTGTCATAATTCTTGTTATGGTCAAGAACTCTATTGTGTAAATTATTTGTATGTCCAAATTTAATTAGTTTCTCATTTGAATCATTTGTATTGTCTATTGTTCCAAAATATATGCATTCAGTGTTTACAGGAAACTGATTAATTAACGTTTGTTCTACAGCCTTTTGTTTTTCCTTTTTGGAATTTTGTAATAAATTATCTTTTTGCTCCAATTGAAGTCTTAATTCATCGGTTTCTTCTTCCACAATTTCATGTAAAACATCTTCCATTTTCATATAATATTCGTGGATTTCTCCTGCTTTTTTGGTTTGAGCTTTTAAACATAGTGATTTGAAACATTTTATTGTTAATAATATTGTTTGTTTGTTTTGTCCACCCCATTTTTCATCATTTGAACTTGCTTTGGAATTTCCCAAAGCAAGATTTTTATAATCTATATCTAATTTAAAATGTTTTTCCAATAATCTTCTAGCATCTATTTTTTGTGTAAATCCTAACCATTTCCATATATTATCTAAATCAACTACAAAATCATAGTTTTTATCGTAATTTAAGTAGCAATAAAAACTACTTACAAATAATTGTTGTTCAAAACCAGTAAAATTATCCTTAATTTTATTTATTAATTTGTTATTATACACATTTGACAGTTTAGAGATCGGATTTTTCTCTATGAGTTCTACAATATTTAGTTCTTGCATCTTATAATTAAATATACCATATTGTCTTTAAGTTGTTATTCTTGCTTTTATATTTAAAAAGCAAGAATACGAAACCAAGTTTACCATTTACTCTTTTTAACCGCTATTTTTGGCCCTTGACCACGTTTCTTCACGTTATTCGGATCATATTGCTCGTCTTCATCGTCATTATTTAACTGTTTTGATATTTCCCAGAACTCTTTTGAACCCAACCTGAAGTCATTATGAGCATCTGCCTTGTACCAAAACACCTGATCCTGTAATTTATTGGACTTCGAGTTGTTATTTATCACTAAACACTCGAAATTCTCTGTGCATTGATCCATTACTTGACAAAACGACTCCAATGTGGGAAACATACCCGCATAATTTTCATAAATTCGTTTCCTATTGGCAATATATGGCTCTCTCAAAATAAACACGTAATCGATATTTGTTCGCAGCGTTGGTGGTATGCCTAAAGGATATTGCATTGTGATGAGTAACATGACCTTCCAATGACGTCCATTCATAAAAAGCAATCGCATCATTTTATCACGTGCCCAAGTATTGTCGTACAAACAATCATCTAAAATAACAAAAGTTCTAGGATCAATAGTGCTTCTATTAAATTGTTCCATTTCTTTCTTTATTTGTTTCAATACACCACGCTGTCGTTTTAAAACGTTTTCAATGATAACAGTGTTGTATTCATTGTGAATGAATAATTTAGGTACTAATTTTCCGTAAAAGCCGTTACCCTCTTCTGTACCGGAGATAACAGTACCGATAGGGATGTCTTGATGATAATATAATAAATCTCGAACTAAAAATGATTTACCGGTATCACGACGCCCAATCAAGACAACTACAGGACCTTTAGACTCGTTTGGTTTAAAACTAATACTCTTCATATCAAATCTTTTTAATTCTAAATTCATATACTATTCGATGTGAAAATTAATTTGATAAAATAAACTTATAATTTATTGATTTTTATGAATTATGAATATAATTAGATTTAAATTTATTTAGGAATTAAAATAAGTTAAATATAAAATTTATTTATATTCTATTTAGCTAATGACTATTACCGTAGACTACCAAAAGCGCAAGAATACAAACCTATTCATTAAATTTCAAACGAACAAGGGTACTAAATTAACGAACATCCAAAATTACATGCCTATATATGAACGTTTTTTTTCATTAAACAATACAAATTATAATTCCATTAATTTAAATCATCAACTGTATATTTCCGACATAAAGGATATACATGAAAATGATATTTTCAATGAAAATATCTTCAATTGTAAACTAAAAAATATAACAGATAATGTTCAGTCATTATCTAAAACTGTATTTATAAAAATGGCGCCTCTTTTAGACCCATTCAAGTATATAATAGGTAAATATCCATATAATGACCCAAATTTATTTAATTTACCGTCATTTGATAAAACCATTAATGTACATCCTAAAATTATGGAACAAAATAATTCAGCATATATAGATGGGTTATTCTCATTTTTAACTAGTAAAGTATTACATCAACATAATTTTATACACGGAGTAGATTATTATGGATCATTTTTAGCCATTAAAAATGAATATAAATTGAATATTATTGATGATATAGATTATTTGGTTCAGTCTGATTTTTTCAATAAACAAAAAAATGTATTATTTGATGTTGAAGATTTTTCTCATTTATTAGATGATGAAAAAAAACCGTTAAAACCTTTAAAAATTTCTACTAGTTTAAAATCTAATTCCTCTATTAAATCGATTGACGATTCTATGTTTGAAAATATTTTTGAAAATGACAGTGAACATGTTTCTTTAACAGACATTAAGAATATGGGACTCGATATTGTTGATATAACAAATTCATATGAGGTCGAAAACGACAAAATAAATCAGAAAAAAACCGAAACCTTAAAATCCGGTTCAACATGTTCTTCTAGAACATCTCATACAAACGATAACGATGAAAATGATTTTATGAACAATAAAATGAATTACGACGATGAAGAGATGGAAGAAGAAAATATTGATGAAGAAAATATTGATGAAGAAAATATTGATGAAGAAAAAATGGATGAAGAAAACATGGATGAAGCAGAAAACATGGTTGAAGCAGAAAACATGGATGTAGAAGAAAACATGGATGTAGAAGAAGAAGAAGATGAATATGAAGATGTTGACAGTGATGACGAAAAAGAAGAAAAACTTATTTTAACATTTCATAAATTTCCAGTGCAAGTGATTTGTATGGAACAATGTGAGGATACATTTGATAATTTAATTATTAATGGAACATTAACAAATGATGAATGGTTTTCAGCATTAATGCAAATAATAATGATTCTTATATCATATCAAAAAATGTTTTCGTTTACACACAACGACTTACATACAAACAATATAATGTATATACCAACTAACAAAAAATTTATATATTACACTTATAAAAAAAAAACATATAAGGTGCCTACTTTTGGTAAAGTGTATAAAATAATAGACTTTGGTCGTGCGATTTATAAATTTAACGGAAACATATTTTGTAGTGATAGTTTTCAAATAGGAGGAGACGCTGCGACACAATATAATACAGAGCCATATTTTAACGACAAAAAACCTAGATTAGAGCCTAATTTTAGTTTTGATCTTTGTCGTTTAGCTTGTTCTATATTTGATTATGTGGTGGATGATTTAGAATTAATAAAAAACTTAGATAGTTGTTCTCCAATAATAAAACTAATTGTTGAATGGTGTATGGATGATAACGGAATCAATGTTTTATATAAAAATAATGGTGCTGAAAGGTATCCTGATTTTAAATTGTATAAAATGATCGCAAGACATGTTCATAAACATACTCCTAATGCGCAACTCGATAGACCAGAATTTAGTAATTTTATTATTTTAAATAAAAATGTTTCGAAGGGTGAACAAATCATAAATATCGATGAATTACCTTGTTATTGTTAAACGTTTATTTATTATAATTTTATTTATCATATATAATTATAAATAAAATGTCAAATTTTGGATTTATTATTACGAGACATGTTAATTCGTTTAATACTAACAAATATTGGAATCAAAGTATAAAACTAATAAGAACGTTTTATCCTTTAAAACAAATCGTTATTATAGATGATAATAGCAATCAAGAATTTTTGAAGGCTGATTTTGACTATAAAAATGTAACTGTAATTCAATCAGAGTATCATGGTAGAGGAGAATTGTTACCGTATGTATATTATTTAAAATATAAATGGTTTCCGAATGCTGTTATATTACATGATAGTGTATTTGTTCATAGACGTATACCATTTGAATTATTTAATTTACCTGTAATGCCTTTATGGCACCACACATATGATAAAGAAAATATTCATAATATTTTACGTATAACAACAGCATTAACTAATAAATATAAGTTAATACCAAAATTAACTGGGTCTGAAATTAATATTCTTGGTTTAAATAAAATTAGGAACGAAAACTTTAATTTATGTTTTGGTTGTCAAGCATATATTAAACTAAATTTCTTAGAATTATTACAAAAAAAATATAATATAACTAATCTAGTGAATGTTGTACATAATAGGAAAGACCGTTGTTCTTTAGAACGTATATTAGGATTATTATTTTGCGAAGAATACCCAAATCTGCTAAAAAGCAAATCTATATTTGGTGATATAATAACAAAAAACAAAAACTTTAGGTATAATTATGACCATTATACTTCAGATTTAACAAATGGAAAAATAATATATCCATTTGTTAAAGTTTGGACTGGTCGTTAAAGTTTGGACTGGTCGCTAAAGTTATGGACTGGTCGCTAAAGTTATGGACTAGTCGCTAAAGTTATGGACTGACCACTAAAGTTAAAACGGTGGGTTATCTGTAAATGCCATAGGTGTACCTGAGGCAATTGTTTCTTTTATTGCTGGTTCAACTTGTCCTAAAATAAAATTACCAATTACTACACTAAAATATACAACTAATGAATCTCTAATTAAAAATTTCAATGGTTTTGGCTCTTTATCAACGTATCTCATTTCTAAAAATTTAATTATAAAAAATATTACAGACATGATCGCAGCTACAAAAAATATATTGTCCATCTTACAATATATTTTTACAATTCAACCACGTAAAAAACGCAATTATTATGCTAAAATCTCTATATCTTCCAATAATATATCGTTTTTCAATTTGTCTAGTGGTTGGTCAATTATATTCATATCTAAACCGTCTAATGATATATCTTCATTTGAAATAGTTAATTTTTCATCATCATCTTCCTCTTCCATTTTTCTTTTAATATTTCTTAATGTACTAATTTCTTCTAGTCTCTCTATATTTTTAGGAGCAGTAACAAATTCTTCTTTACCATGTTTATTCATAACAGTGTCTACGTCATTAAATTTTATGTTTTCTTTTATTTTTTCCTTATTTTCTCCTCCTTCAATTATTGCTTGAGTTTCTACCTGCTCAATTGGTTTTTCAATAATTTGTTCTTTAATTTCTTCTACAACATCTTCCTCAACAGTTTCATCCATGTAAGCCTTTAATATGCTTTCAACAGGGATACTGTCTCTAACAGCGTTCAATATACATTCCTGAACTATAATTTCTAATTCTCTGGTATGTTTTTGAATTTGAAGAGGAGCAATATTGATTTCGAATAGATAAACATTTTTATATACCTTTCTAGCTACATTAACATATGCTTTATGAATAAAATCATCTAATTTAGGTATATTAATATCTATTTTCTTTTGTTTTTGTCCTACACGCATAGCAGTTAGTAGTTTTAATTGGATAATATGAATACAAGTAACCAATTCTTCTAAATATGAACACCCACTTTTTTCAATAATTCTTTTTCGCTCTGTTTCAATAATTGTTGAATTCCATTTTGGAATTCGAGCAATAAAATTTTGGAACGTCATTAAGTATTTGTCTAGCTCCCCATTTTCCCTACATAATTTATAGGATTCATCAAAAATAGATTTGAATCCTTCAAGAATTAAAGGAGTTAAAATCGTCAATAAACGAGCACCCCATTCATTCTTTGATTCATGCAACGAACTAACGTTAAAATCGTCCATATTGTAAAATATAAATTTTAAATTTTTATTTTTTAAACTAATTATCACTATAATGTAATAAAATTTTTATCGTGATAAACCAATATATACAAAACGTTACGGTTAATGCTTATAAATTATATTTATAAAAATGAGTTAAGATTTTCAGTCACAAAATCAAAATAAAAAGTCCGGGTCGTTTTCGATTTTGGACATTTTAAAAATGTCCATTTTGAGAAAACCGAAAAAAGTTTTGAAAAAACGTTTTGAAAAAAGTGAGTTGTGACGAAAATGCTCTAAAATCCGTTTTTTTGCGAAATAATTTGTTAGCATAAAAAAATAACATATTTTATAAAAAATAATTTAGGCGTTTTTTGTGTCAGTATATATATACTGACAAATGACTGACGTTTTTACGCCAAAAAACGCCGAAAAATATTATTGTGAAATTTGTGACTTTAAATGCTTTAAATCAAGTGATTGGGACCGACACCTTTTGACACGCAAACATTTGAATACTGACAAAATACTGACAAATACTGCCGATTTTACGCCAAAAAACGCCGCTGCATTTCATTGTGATTGTGGACGAATTTATAAACATAGACAGAGCTTATTCAATCATAAAAAAAAATGCCATATGTTTAATAAAACACAATTTATTTTAGATGTCATAAAAAAAGATGAATTAGTAAAGGAATTTCTTATAGAACAAAACAAACAATTGTCAGAACAGAATAAAACCTTAATAGAACAAAATACAAAACTATTTCAAATCGCACAAACTAACACAAGCAATACAATTAATAATAATTATAATAAGTTTAATATAAATGTGTTTTTAAATGAACAATGCAAAGATGCGTTAAATATAAAGGATTTTGTGAATTCATTGGTTTTAGGTGTGAAAGACTTGGAACAAACTGCGAAGTTAGGTTATGTTGAAGGGATATCTAAAATTTTCATAGATGGGTTAAATCAATTAAATATTTATAAAAGACCGCTTCATTGTAATGATAAAAAAAGGGAAATATTCTATATAAAAGACGACGACAAATGGGTAAAAGAAACTGATAATAAGGATAAAATAACTAATGCCATAAAGCATATCGCAAATAAAAACATTAAACAAATTAGTAACTGGCAAAAAGAAAATCCGGAATATATGGACCCTCAATCTAAACAAAATGATAAATATATGAAAATGTTATGTGAAGTTATGTCAGGTTCAACAAAAGAAGAACAACAACGAAATTATAATAAAATCATAAAAAATGTATCAAAGGAGGTTTCTATAAAAGACATTAATTAAGGTAATATATTATAAAATATTTTTAGTATATTATATTACATAAAAGATATATTTTCCAAATCAATAGTTTTATCTAAAAATGTGAAATTAATAACAAATGATAATAACAATTTTTCGTTACGAAATTCCTTTCTTACTTTGTTAAAAGCGACCAATAATTCATACCGTTTTTTTTCATCTAATTCGATAATTTTTTCTTCAAGTAAATCAATAATGTCCAATGCGTTATATGCCTTTTCATATAATTTTGTAACAAATTTTAATAATTCGGTTTCACTCATTTTTGGAGTTACAGTTTTTTCTAATTGTTTTTTTAACCAACTACTCCTTTGAGTTTTTATAGTTGTTAGTTTAAATGTTTGTTCTATATTATATTTGTAAAGATTAATTGGATTACCATTGTATTCTGGCTCAGAAATATATAATTCACAGAAACGAGACAAAATAGGTCTTAGCAATTTATACTTATCTTCAACAATAATAAAAAAACGAGTGTTATGACTGAACAACTCTATACATCGTCTTAGAGCTGATTGTGCGTCCATTGTTAGTTTATCACCATTTAATAAGACTATACTTTTAAAAGTTCCGCCTCCATTTGAATTAATATGTGTTTTCGCAAAGAATTTTAATTCGTCTCTAATGAATTTAATTCCCTTTCCGTGTGCGCAATTCACGTACATCACGAAATCCTTTATTTTATCTTTATTTCCATCATAAATCAATGAAATAAAATCGTTTACAATTGTGCTTTTTCCGGTTCCACTAGGACCATTAAAAATAATATTGGGTATTTTGTGGATATCATTGAAGTATTTTAATTTATCTTTTATGTTTTGATGAATATTTAGTGTCATTTTTTTAGATTATTTATATTAATGTAGTGTTTTTATATATTAATATAACGCATTTATTATTTTATTAGTATTCTATTATTTATACCGCACTTGATAAACTATGAGTGTACGGATTTTCTTTAAATGCATTTAATAGGTCTCCAGAAATGCGATTATTATCCACATTTTCATTATAATATTGTGGTGTGTTCGTTTTTCCGTATGTCTGTACTGATGGACCATTACGTATCGTTGCTTGTGGTGCCCATAATCTATTATTTTCACGGTCCGCATCCAATTTAGACATAGTGACATTTATTTGGGAATTGAAATGCTTAGCATTTCCTTGATTTGTTCTTGACACAACAACCCTTTCCTTTATATCATTATTCGTTTGTCTATAAACAGCATCATATTGTCTCAAACCATGTTTAGACGACATGCCCATAAATTGATCATGATTTACCGTATCACGTTGATTCGCAATTGCCTGTTGTTCTGTAACAGCATATGCCGCATTATGACTTTGGTTACCAATATAGGAGTTAGGTTGATATAACGTAGTTTCTTTTACGGTTACATCTGGTACATCACAATTATCTAAAACATAGTTTCCTGGTACTTCACCACCAACGTTACCAAATATTCGCATATTTGAAGTATATTCTTCCTTTTTGGATGGGCGTAGTATATCCATAATGGGAGCAATCGCGGCACCAATAGCACTAGTAAAACCTGAACCAAATGTTTGTGGTTGTTGATTTATAGCTCGGTTATTTGTATAATTTATATGACTATTTAGATTTTGTTCTAAATCGTGATGTGCTCCAGTTCCCTTTGTTTTAGAAGGTCCTACTTCAAAACTGTCTAATTGTTGTCTTTTAGACTCTTCATGTTTCTTTGGAACATAACTAGCTGTCTTAAGGGTAGAATTAGGTGTTCCATGTTGAAATTTAGTAGTTTCATTTCGGTTAGAAGTTTTTTGTATCTCTTCAGAAACAAATCTATTTGCCTTTTCAGCACCAGTTGTGGTTAACCAACGGTCTTGAGAATTAACAAAAAATGTATCTGGTCTATATTTTTCCACTTTTCCTTCAATACCAACATTCTTAATTGCTGATGCAGCTGGACCCTGAAGATTATCTAAAGTATATTCCTGTTTTGGGTTAGTAGATATACGCATCTCATCAACTGTTTTTGGTAACCATTTATCACGTGCTTCCATTCCTGAATTAAAACCTTGACTACCTTCAGCACTATATCCTTTATCTAAACCAGGACCTACACGGATTGACTCAAATGGCTTAACCATATTATTTCTGTTCACTGGGTTTTGCCTAGATTGATAAAAATCACTCATATCAGGCATACCATATGTCCATTGAACGTTGTCTTGGGGTTTAAAAAGTGGTGCTTGTTCTATTTTCTTAATGGTTTGAGAACCGTTTCCTACATAATTGTCTAAAATGGTTTCAGCATTATTATTATTATATATTTGTCCTTTTGGTTTTCCTCCATTAAACGGTTGCATATTGTTATGAATGAATTCCTTTGAAGACATGTAATCACCTGATAATGAATAAATTTGTGGAATGTTACTGCTAACAGGGTCTCCAGCACGTTGCTTTTGTTGATAAGCATTTTGATTGAAATACTTATCGGTAGCAGCATTTGGATTAGGATATTCTTGTACAGTATCTACAAGTTCTTTATTGTTCATAATGGGATAATTTTGAGGAGGTACATTTGTATTTGGCAAATAATTGCTGAACCTAGAATCATTGGTGGACGTTTGTAAATTAGTTCTTATACCCATATTGTTAAAGTTTTCTTTTGGCTTTGAATTATCTTTTTTGGAGTTGTTAGTATTTTGATTTGAAATAACATACATTCCTCCTAATGCTACTAATGGTATCGCTAATTCCATATTATATATATACTTTAAAAAAAACTACAATAAATACACTTTTTAATTTTTAAAAAGTATATAAAAGGCTAAACAACATTTTTTCACATTTATTTTATTTGTTAAAAACAGGTGCTGTATAAAACTGATTATTTTGAGGTATACAATTATACGGTCTCTTAAAATTATCTTTCTCTAAAATTCTTGTACTTGTGTAATTTTGAAAAGACATTTCTGTATGTGCTTGTGGATTATTTGGTAAAATATATGCGTGATTTTGCTGTAAATCTCTTGCCGTCCAAGCAGGCATAATAACCCTAGACTGTTCAGTTGTTAAAGTATCGCAAACAGGATAATCTATGGGAGAGGCATGTACTGTTTGTTTTTTATATTTATTTTTATCTAAACAATCTCTATTTAAATTTCTATCTATGCCTAAAAGTGAACTTTGGATATCTACAGAATGGGTCCATAAATTACCTCCCCATTTTTGAGGAATAATTTGCGGATCTAACATAAAACACGGTTTATCACCATTGCCTGGCGTATCTAAATACCAGCGTTCCTGGTCGGTTTGTTGTTGTAATTGTTTACTTATTCTTGCTGGGTCATCATGAAATCTGGTAAATGCCATTTATATTATATTAATATTATTTTTAAGCAATAGTAGCACCAATCTGACTTATTACATACCATGTACTTTGTCCAGTGCTCCACACTAACTGTACTGATGTACCGCTTGATGGTAATGTAATAGTTGTGCATAGTGCTCCTAGATATACTAAACTGCTAGTAGTGAAGGTTATAGTAATACTGCTACCTGGAACTGGTGTAGCATTAATATAAAATTGTTGAAATTGGTCTGTTGTCCCAGGAAGAACATCTATTGTAGATGTGAGAAATACGATTGATTGATTTGAAATAGGCCCTGGAGGTCCTGGCGCTCCTGTCGCACCCCTACATCCACATCCTGTCGCACCACGTATGCCAGTAGCGCCCTGAGGACCAGTTGATCCGTATGGTCCAATTGGGCCACCGTTACCCTGAGGTCCTTGTGGACCAACAATTCCTCGGCATTTATTATCACAACGTCTAGCTCCTAAATAATTAGAAAAGTTATTATACATTAATATATAATAACATTTATTTTTTAGGTGTAGTATATAATTCTTCTTTCTCTGAATTAAACGTTTGTATGTAATCCGAATTTTATTTATCGAACTTGTTGTACTGTTAAAATTATAGGCGGTATAGTTGGTCCATAAGTATTAACAGCAGAAAATATTATTACATTTGTATTAGTAGCAGTCCAAGTCACTCTAAATGTTTGGTTTATAGCTGTAGTAGTAATAAACCAATTCCAGGCAGCAACTAGAGGGCTACCTCCTCCACTAGTGTGTAATCTGGTATTTGAATTAGGAACAGTAACATTATTTTCTTCAAGCCATATAAAAATGTTTTCATTATTTGGACCCTCTAATTGTGCCGAAAATTGTATATTATATGTTCCAGGATTAGCAATTACAATTGTATCGTTATTCGCACCTGATATTGTAACCTGATTATTACCTGCTCCATTTACAAATAAATTTTTAAAATATGTTGTATTTCCAATAGCACTAATACTTTGAGTTGCTGAGGTTGAAGTAAATGACGCATAATATCCTAGTCCTCCTGATAATCCGGTCGCTCCCTGTATTCCGGTCGCTCCCTGTATTCCGGTCACTCCTTGTATTCCGGTCGCTCCCTGTATTCCGGTTGCACCTTGTATTCCGGTCGCTCCTTGTATTCCGGTCGCTCCTTGTATTCCGGTCGCTCCTTGTGCTCCCCCAGCAGGCCCTGGTGGTCCGGTCGCGCCCCTACAACCACATCCTGTCGCACCACGTATGCCAGTAGCGCCCTGAGGACCAGTTGATCCGTATGGTCCAATTGGGCCACCGTTACCCTGAGGTCCTTGTGGGCCAACAATTCCTCGGCATTTATTATCGCAACGTCTAGCTCCTAAATAATTAGAAAAGTTATTATACATGAATATATAATAACATTTTTTTTTATTTATAATATATAACAAAATTTTATATTTATATAGATGGCAAAGGCACTAAGGCGAGACGAATACTGCCTAAACTAGCAACATCATACTTGACAACCAAAGGTAAATCATTCTCTAAATATATTTCAATTTGTGAACATAAATTGGTACATTTAATAAAATAACCAAGATTCTTTAATGAGAATTCGCCTTGAATCACCTTTGATGAGTCTGGTTTCATAGTAAATTCCATAGAACCATCAGATTCGGCACGGTGAATTTCAGCAGAAGCAAATTGCCCTTGACATTTAAATATAAGTTCATTGCCAACTGATTTAATTTCTAACTTATCAGAAATACAAGACAAATCACGAATAATTTTTTGAAAATCAACTGATGGTAAATTAATAATAGAAGAAAATGTTACATTAGGTACTTCCAATTCATCTTGTTCAGGCTCGATTAACCTGAGTTTTTGTGTTTTACATTGTTTAATATCCCCATTTTCGAATTTTAAAGCTAAATGTGAAACAACGCCATCAAAATAATCGGTATTTTCAATGTACATAGTTAAAGTATCGTCATTATCAATAGAATTAATAAGTTTAAATAAATGAAGCATATTTACGCCAATAATAATTTTTTCTTTTTTACATTCATAGAACTGAAAATTAGATGCTGCCAAATAAAGATGAACTAAAATAGTGTGTGATTTATCCATATTAATAATTTTAATGCCATCCGGTTGAAAAGAAATATTTGTTTCCAAAAGAATATCTTTCAAGGCAGTCATTAAAGTACGAAATGGAGCAATTTGTATTGTTTTAATAGTTAAAACGTTATTATCTGTAGAATTATGTTTATTAGTAAATTGTGACATTATAATAATAAAAATGAACGTATATTCTTTAAATACTTATGCTTCTAAAATATAATAATTTTTATTAATTATATTAATTAAATAGACACTGTAATAAATATTATATATAAAAAATATTAAATATATAAAAAATATACTTAAACACTAAAAAAAATGAATTATAATGGAGTACATAAAACAGATGGAAATCAATATAAGCGAATTATTTGAAAAATACAAACACGATGAATATATGTTTAATCGGTTACATACTCATTTGGAAAATTTACCGACTGTGTTAGAACAAGAAAACAAAAGACACGAAGAGCGTGTTTTAAGAATAAATGAACTAAATACAGAACAAGAAAATTTTTACAAAGTATTTTTAAGCAAACATCGGTATTACTATATGCCTTATAATAATATATATTATGAGTATGATGGTAAAACATATAAGATTGTTAAAGATGACGATATTCATCATAATTTATTATCAACCATTACAGATGAAGGAAAACTGATACAATGGAAACATAAAACGAAGCAAAATATAATAAAACAAATAAAAGATAGGAGTTTATTTAAGACAACACCGGAAACATTTACCATTCAAAATGTTTTAAAATTTTTACAAACGATTTTTGAAACTAAAACAGAGGCTAAATATTTTCTTACAGTTATTGGAGATTGTATATTAAAAAAAAACGTAGATAATTTGTTGTTTTTTGTTAGTTCAAATGTGAAAAAATTAGTAACATTAATCGATTCTATAGCATATGTAACTACTGGAAACTCAATTATGACCAATTTTATCACAAAGTATCACGATAATCATAAAATAAGTTTATATCGCTTAATCAATACAAATGATTTAAATTTGGATATAGTGAAGGATTCCTTAAATAATATTGGTATAGATCTTCTTTGTGTTGCTTCTCATTATTCTGAATGTTATACAAATTCCGATAATTATTTGAATACAAAAGCAGATGAAAATATAAAAAAACACATATTACATTTTGTTTTAAATCCGACTGATAAAGTTCTGGATGATTTTATATGTCAATGTATTGAAACGGTAACTGTAGAAACGAATATAACATGGAAAAATATGCATTATATATGGAAATTATATTTAAACAGTATAAATGTGCCCAATATGATTTATTCTACCCAATTACAACAATTTTTATCAAGTAGACTGGAAAATAATAATGATAATGGGAATCTTACATTTACACATGTAACCAGCAAATATCTACCAAATGTAAGTTCATTTTTATCCTTTTGGGATAAACATATTAGCGTTTCAAATGATAGTAATTTTGATGATGAATACGAATTAGATGAATTTATTACCTTATACAAAACTACAGAACAAAATGGGCAAATCAATGAATCTACTATGATTAAAATGATTTGTCATTATTTTTCACCACAAGTTGAAGTAATTGATAATAAATATATAACTAATATCAAATGTAATTTATGGTCTAAACAAGATGATATTGATGAGTTTTTAGAACATCATAAGAGTCAAGTAATCGATAAAGAACCAACTACTTTAGAGTTACAGTTAATATCTTTTGATGATTTATATCAAGGTTATAAAACATATTTTAAATCAAGAGGTATTTTAGAGCAAAAAAATTTGCCAATTGTATCAAAACATTTTTTCGAAAAATATGTAACAAATAAACTAACCAATTTTATAACCTTTGATAAGTTTGTTAGTTCATTATGGTTACAACATTAGGTAGATATGTACATTAAATAAATTACTGTATTATATAATTTATTTAAATGATTTATGCGCCTAAAGCACGATTCATAGGATCATTTATATCCATTGGGGCCAAATGTGTATTTTTAACGGTTCCACCACGCATTTTTCTTCTTCTGCCGCCGACTAAAGCACGATCCAAAGGAGAGAATTGTTGCGCTTCAACATCCTTAATCATATAAGAACCGTTTACGTCGGCAGGGTACAATCCACTACCATATGCCGAACCACCGCGCATTTTTCTTCTTTTTTTACCACCAACTAAAGCACGAGTTAAAGGTGTTTCGGCTTGAGCTACAACATCCTTAATCATATAAGAATCATTTGCGCCAGCAGGGCTTAACTCACCCATTCCTGAGCCACCGCGTAGAGCAGCAATACGAGGAATATTAGAAAAGAATTCTACGGGCGTGGAACCTGGTGGACCTGGTGGTGGTGCATTATATGTCGTTGATGAACCATTACCGCTTACAGTCACCGAACCACCACCACCTCTCTTACCCTTACGATTCTTTCTAGAGCCAATCTTAACGAAACCAAATTTACCCTTTTTAGTGCCGTAACCATGCTTTAAAAGTCGGTTTTCCTTTTTAGCAGTATTATGTTTCGCTTTAGAAACAATACGTCCAGATTTATTCATCATCAAATGAGTGCGAGTAAGTCCGCCTGAAGTTTTTTTAGCAGTTCCATGCCAAACTTGTGCACGTGAACCAATTGTAAGCATTTTCTCAGTCATTATAATATAACTAAAGAAAAATAATTATTGTCTAAAATAAAATTACCAATTATTTTTTATACGCGTGGTTCTAGAATTTATTCACTGTTCTAGAATTTATTCACTGTTCTAGAATTTATTCACTGTTCTAGAATTTATTCACTGTTCTAGAATTTATTCACTGTTCTAGAATTTATTTCTAGGTGGCTTAAGAGATCCACCTGGTTGACCTTCCCACCCCCCAAGATAATTTATATTTACGGGTCTATTAAAATTGCCAAAAGTTGTTTTTCCTCCTAAAGTTCCTGTTAATATTTGCGAAATGCGCATATTTTCCGTTTGTGATGGGTCGTTATATCCTTGCTTAATTAAATTAGATCGTGTCTGTAGGCAACCTAAAGAACACTGGTCTTCTTCTTTAGTTATGTTATAAAATTGCTTTAATATTTGCCTATTAATATATAACCGTAAATTCGCTTTATTTCCAGGGGTAAATCTATAATTGTTGTAACTGGACATACTATATTAAAATTATAAAAATAAAATATAAAAAAATATAAAATAAAATTGAAATAATTTAAATAAAATACCATATTTTACATAACATAAAATACAAAATGAGTGATAACGCTTTATACTTTGACGTGCAACAGAAGACTGATAAACAACATATTCTGGATAACCCAGATACGTATATCGGTTCTGTTGAAAATGTTGATTCGAATATGTGGATTATGAATGAAACAAATGATAAAATTATCGAAAAAAATATTAGTTATATTCCCGGTCTATTCAAATTATTTGATGAGGGTATTGTTAATTGTAGAGATCATGTTGTAAGAATGCAATCAAAAATCGAACAAAATATCGATAACTCTGTTCCAGTCACTTATATCGATATAACTATTCAAGAAGATGGCAGCATTGTTATGATTAACGATGGAAACGGTATTGATGTAGTTCAGCATCCAGAATATAAAACATGGGTTCCAGAGTTGATTTTCGGTCATTTGAGAACATCGACAAATTACAATAAAGAAGAGAAAAAGATTGTTGGTGGTAAAAACGGTTTCGGTTTCAAATTGGTTCTAATTTGGTCTACATATGGGCAAATTGAAACAGTAGATCATATCCGTGGACTCAAATACACCCAAGAATTCAAAGATAACTTAGATACTATTTGTAGCCCAAAAATTACAAAAGCTTCTAAAGCGAAACCCTATACAAAAATTACGTTTAAACCTGATTATCAGAGACTAGGTATTAATGGTCTAACACCAGACTTAATTTCTTTGCTTAAAAAGCGTGTATATGATATTTCAGCAATTACCGATAAAACAATTAAGGTGAAATATAATTCCGCTCTTATTCCTACTAAAAACTTCGAACAATACATAAATTTATATATTGGCGAAAAAGGACTAGCACCAAGAGTGTATGAAGAGGCAAATGATCGTTGGGAGTATGCGGTTGCTCTAACACCAACAAATGAATTTATACAAGTATCATTTGTAAATGGAATTTATACTTCTAAAGGCGGAAAACATGTAGAATATATTTTAAATCAAATTACAAAAAAATTAGGAGAATATATTGAAAAAAAGAAAAAGGTAAAGGTAAATCCCAATAGCATAAAAGAGCAGTTAATTTTGTTCTTAAGATGCGATATTGAAAATCCAGCATTCGATAGTCAAACGAAGGATTTTATGAATACACCTTCTTCCAAGTTTGGTTCTAAATGCGATGTCTCGGATAAATTTATTGAGAAGGTCGCAAAAATGGGTGTAATGGACGCAGCATTACAAATAACTGAAGTAAAAGACAATAAGGCTGCGAAAAAGACGGATGGTACAAAGAGCAAATCTATAAGAGGAATTCCTAAATTAGATGATGCGAATTGGGCTGGAACTGACAAATCAAAAGATTGTATGATTATCTTTTGTGAGGGAGATTCAGCAAAAACCGGTGTTATTTCTGGGTTATCATCTGAAGATAGAAACACGATTGGTGTTTATCCTTTAAAGGGAAAGGTTATGAACGTTAGAGGAGAAGCAGCAAAGAAAGTTTCAGAAAATAAGGAAATAACAGAAATTAAGAAAATACTAGGTCTAGAAACTGGAAAGGAATATACAAATATTGAAGAAGTTAATGCGAACTTAAGATATAGCAAAGTTGTGTTTATGACAGATCAGGATTTAGATGGTTCGCATATAAAAGGTTTGTGTATTAATTTATTTCAAAATGAATGGTCAAGTTTAACACGGATTCCAGGATTTATTGGATTTATGAATACACCAATTTTAAAAGCCAAAAAAGGATTACAAGAGCTAAAATTCTATAATGAAGGCGAATATGAAGAATGGAAGAGTTCTAATCCTGATGGAGCAAAAGGTTGGAATATAAAATATTACAAAGGATTAGGTACTTCGACCAAGACAGAATTTCGCGAATATTTTGAAGAAAAGAAATTTGTAGGATTCGAACATACAGGACAAACGAGTGACGATGCGATAGATATGGTTTTCAATAAGAAACGGGCAGATGACAGAAAAACGTGGTTAGAAACTGTATATAACAGAGATAGTTTTGCCGACACTAGAAAAAAGATGATTCCTTATGAAGAATTTATTAACAAAGAACTTATTCATTTCTCTAAATATGATTGTGACCGAAGTATTCCAAATTTAATGGATGGTCTGAAAATAAGTTTAAGAAAAATATTATATAGCTCGTTTAAAAAACGACTGACTACTGAAATTAAAGTAGCACAATTTTCGGGTTATGTTTCAGAACATTCGTGTTATCATCATGGTGAAGAAAGCTTGAATAAAGCGATTGTAGGAATGGCTCAGAATTTTATAGGTTCAAACAATATTAATTTACTGTTTCCATCAGGACAATTCGGTTCAAGAATTAAGGGAGGTCAAGATGCGAGTAGTCCAAGATATATCTTCACCAGATTGGAAAAAATAACGAGAATATTATTCCCAGAGCAAGATGACAATATTTTGAAATATTTAAATGATGATGGTACACCTGTTGAACCACAGTTTTATGTTCCAATTATTCCTATGGTTCTAGTAAACGGTTCAAAGGGTATTGGTACTGGTTTCAGCACTGAAATCATGTGTTATAATCCAGTACAAATTATTACATATATAAAAAATAAGCTACAAAATATTGTAAATTATTCAAATGAGTTCTTACCTTATTATGAAGGTTTTACTGGGTCAATAACAAAGCTAAGCGACAATAAATTTCTATTCAAAGGTACATATGAAAGGATTGAAACCGATAAAATAAAAGTAACTGAACTACCGGTTGGATATTGGACGGAAGATTTTAAAGAATTGCTAAATGATTTACAAAACGATAAGGACAAAGAGGGTAAGAAAATAGTGCCATTTGTAAAAGACGTTTATGAAAATTATACAGATACAACTGTAGATTTTGTAATTACATTTTCGAAAGGAAAGATTGACGAGTTGGAAAAGGCATCAGGTGATTATGGTTGTAATGGGCTAGAAAAATTATTAAAATTATATAGCACTAGTTCGACTACAAATATGAACTTGTTTAACGCAGAGGATAAATTAACGAAATATGACAGTATTGCTTCAATCATTGATGATTATTTTGGTATTCGTCTTGGATATTACAATGATAGAAAAATGAACTTGATTGAAAATCTAGAAAGAGAGTTACTTATATTATCCAACAAAGTGAGATATATCCAAGAAGTACTAGCAGGCACTATTGATTTAAGAAAGAAAAAGAAACAAGAGATTACAAATTTATTAAAAGGTAAAAAATATGATATGATGGATGAAGATGATGAATACAAATATTTGATAAGAATGCCAATGGATTCAGTATCAGAGGAAAACGTAGAAAAATTAGTGGCAGAGCATAGTAGTAAAAGTGCGGAGCTAATATGTATTAAGAACACAACGATCCAGCAAATGTGGTTAAAAGAATTGGATATTCTTGAAAATGAGTATAAAGAATATCAAAAAGAAAGAGCATTGGCTCAACAAGGAGATGTTAAGACGACAAAGAAGAAGACTGTCGCAAAGAAAACAGTTAAAAAGAATGTAAATATAGTAATGGAAGAGTAGTAATGAAAGAGTAGTAGTTAGACTAGTGTTTAGGGTTCTAGAATTTGTGTATATATTTTTTTCTTAAAACCATTTAGGCATTAAATAATTGTTTTTATCTCGTTGTCCTTCCATAATAGGTGCGGCTAATGGTACTGCTAAAGTACTAACATCATATAAATATTTCATGTATCCTTGTGCTTCAGAATAAACATGATGGACACAATAATCTAGTACAATTTGATTTAATTGTGAAATTTGTCCTGTTACGTTTTGTGTTTGGTTGGCAGCATGCTGTAAAAATACACTTCTCATAATGATTTTTAAGGCATCACAATCTTGTAGTCCGACGTTATATTTACCGTTTGATTTGTTATATACTCCTGCTCTAATACCGTTCTGAATCATTTGGATATTTTCTTTTGAAAAGTAAGCTTTAGATAATGCGGTTTCGTCCCATTGACCAATTGTTGGGTCCCTAAAAGTAACACATTGATTAGCAGGAATTTTATCATACATTGCGAATAAATTAGATAAATTAGGGGGTTGTGTTTTATTAATTATATCAACTCTTCCATTAGAACTTTTGGAATTATTCAAACTTTTAGCATTATTCATATTATACTATAACCATAAAAAAAATACAACTATAAAAAAATATTTATTTTATATATAAACAATGAATTTTCAAAAAATAATATTGACTATAGCAACAATTGTTTTGATACTTTTGTTAGTAGTAATAGGGTTTACTTTATCTAAATCAGACGCTTCTGAATCTTGGCCACCTATTGTGGGCGAATGTCCAGATTATTGGATTGATTTGTCTGGTAACGGAGAAGCGTGTTTTAATTCACATAAATTAGGAAAATGTAATTTGCCAGGAGACGGTAATGATAATAACAATACAATGAATTTTAATCAATCACCATTTAATACAGAAACAGGTGTTTGTTCTAAATATAAATGGGCAAAAAATTGTCAAGTGACTTGGGATGGAATAACATCTGGTGTATCTAACCCATGTGATACGTCAACGACACCATCTTAAAATATTAAATAGAACATAAATAAAAAAAATCATAATTAGTATGCTTGTTTATTACTAAATTAGGATTCGTTAATTATAGGTTTATCAATTATAGGTTTCTTTTTGTAAATACATTCAATATTTATTTTCGGAAGATTACGAACAAACATATATGTAAAAATGCGGTGCATTATTATATACAAAAATAATATATTTTATAACATTATATGTATAATTTATAATTTTATAAATATAATTTATTTGTTTAAAACATAAAAAGATGATAACCTAGTATATTAATGGAAAACATAAATTTGAATAAGTTATTAAATAGAGATGATGAAGTAAATAGTATAAAGCAGTTTTTAATAGATTTTGAAAAAAACAGAAATGTTTTAACTACAAAAAAAGGTATGTATATTTATGGAGAACCTGGTACAGGTAAAAGTATATTCGTACAAAATATTCTCAAAGAAATGAATTATGATATAATAAAATATGATGCTGGAGACATAAGAAATAAATCAATTATTGATACAATTACACAACATAATATGGCAGATAAAAATATAATGAGTATGTACTATAAAAAAATTCAGCGGATTGTAATTATTATGGATGAAATAGATGGTATGAATAATGGAGACAAAGGTGGAATCAATTCTCTAATAAAATTAATAAGACCAAAAAAGACAAAGGCACAACGTCTTGAAGAAATAACTATGAATCCGATTATATGTATTGGTAATTATCACATAGATAAGAAAATTAAAGAATTAATGAAGGTATGTCAAGTAGTTGAATTAAAAACGCCTACAAAAATACAAGTAACTAACATACTGAATAATATTCTTCCTAATGTGGAAGAAGATATTAAATTAAATATAATACGGTTTATTCAAGGAGATTTAAGAAAATTAACCACCATTTATGAAATGTACAAGAAGAATAATAGTATAATTAATTCAGATACGATGAATACTGTTTTTTTAATGAAGTCGTACAATGATGATACTAGACATATAACAAAAAAATTAATCAACAATCATTTTCAAATGGAAGACCATTTAACGATAATGAATGAAACAGACAGAACTATTGTTGGATTATTATGGCATGAAAATATAATTGATGTTTTGGAAAAAATGAAAAAGGAAAATTCGATACCATTTTATTTAAAAATTTTGGATAATATGTGTTTCGCAGATTATATTGATAGAATCACATTTCAAAAACAAATATGGCAATTTAATGAAATGAGCTCATTAATAAAAACATTTAAAAATAACAAGATATATCACGAAACCTTTTCAAAAAAAGAAAAGTTCAATCCAGCAGAAGTGAGATTTACAAAGGTATTAACAAAATATTCAACAGAATATAATAATTCATTATTTATACAAAATTTATGCCAAGAGTTATCGATGGATATGAATGATATGTTTGCCTTCTTTTTAGACCTAAAAAATAAGCACACGGATACAGAAATTATAGCATTGATGGAAAACTACGATATAACAAAATTGGATATAAATAGAATATATAGATATTTGGACATTTATACAAATGAAAATATTAGCGAACCTGACACTGTGTCAGTATGTGAAGAATAAGTATTTTACCAAGACATTGTATAAAATATACAGTTCATCGGATTAAACATAATATCATTATCTGTCTCCCAAATAATGTTACTATCTGGAAATGACATTTGCAATTTATCTATTATTTTAGTACTAATGAGAACCTTTTCCGTTATTATTTCTGTTTCTGTCATGTCTCTAAGAATATCACCAAGTACTCTATTGTCATGTTCACTAATACCATTATTAAATAATACCGATTTTATATGTAACTTATGTTTTTCTGTATTATTGACATCACATAATATTGTAAATTGCAATTCAGTGTTGCCAATTTTTGCTTGATGTAAAGCACCGTTATATATATTTTCATATTCATTATCAATAAAATATTGACGTAATTTGTATTTTTCTTTTTCAAACATACCACGTAGTTGATATTTTGTGTAAACCAAATGTTTATCTCCAAATACACCTAATAAATATGTTAACAACAAAACAAACATCATTTTTGTATTACATTACATTTATAATAAATGAAATCAATTTTTATTATAAATGTTTTGATTAAAAAAATATTTAATCACTGTCTGGAAGCACCGCATATGTATATGGTCGTTGATCTTCATATATTACTTATAATAAATGAGTTTTTATTTACAGTCTTCTAAAAATGTTATACTCATAGATATAGTTATATCTACATTAAGTTTTTCATTAGGACATAACATTGCAAATTTTGATTCATCCTTAGCAATCTTTGATTGATGTAAAACGCCATTATATATATGTTCTAATTCCTTATCAAACAAATGCCTCCTATGTTTTCCAAACATTCCGCGTATTTTATATTTTGTGTAATCAAAGCTTTTATCTCCAAATACACTTAATAAATATGTTAACAACAAAACAAATAGCATTTTTTATTAAATTATATTTATAATAAATAAAATCAATTTTTTATTATAAATGTTTTACACCTTTTTCTATGCTTCGCTCAAACGCAGATATTAAAAAAATTGAAATAAAATACATAAATATAAAACAATTATATCTTTATAAAATGACTATTTATGAAAAAAACTTATCTGAACCTTGGTTTTCTCTAATTAAATTAAGGATTAAAAAGGTAGAAGGTAGATTAAATAAAGGAGATTTTGCAAATATGAATATAGGTGATGTTATCTTATTTACAAATAATGAGTTAGGGTTTGAACGTAAATTTACAATTGAAATCAAACATATATCATATTATGATAATTTTCAAACATATTTAGAAAACGAGACATTAGAAAAGTGTCTTCCTGGTATAGATAATATTGAAGATGGATTAAATGTTTATTATAAATATTATAAAAAAAGTGATGAATTAGAATATAAAATAAAAGCATTTACATTTTAATTTGTGTATTTGAGAAAAAGGTGTAAATAATAATACATTTTTATTTAAGGTTGTTAATCCATTTTTCCATAATTTGATAATCAATTGGATCTTTGTTTTTACATATTGTAATAAAGGTATTACTATTTTTTGTCTCAATAAATCCAGAACCGAAAATAAACGATCCAGATTGTAAAGCAGGAGCACATACCTCCACATAATATTTACTTTCAATATTATTAATTGTAATAATTTTAGACGAATTAATTACTATATGTGTTAATTTTATAAATCTTGACATGATATAAGATATTATATATTTATTGTTTATATTGTTTATATAAATAATATTAGGATATTTTGTATTTACTCGCTAACAGTAACAGTATATTTTTTTAGAGCGTTCGCATGTTTTAAATTCCATTCTTCCTTTAGTTTATCATCTACAGCAGTAAAATGGTGATTTTCATATTGTTCAGGTGAGTCATAAAACAATACTAGGGGGACATTTCTGCCATTATTACCACTAGCTGAACTAACTTTGAAAAATAAATCCTCGTCTGAACTACCAATGACGAAACGTGTTCTTTCACCAGTTACAGCATTCCTAATTCTATCCCCTTGTTGACCTGAACCGTAATTTTCAATATATACCTTGCCGTAATATTTACCGTTCGTCCATACTTTATTTACAAAAATACTGTACTTTTCGTAATTTTTATTGTTAATACGATTATCAATACTATTCATAGCATTAAAACGGGAAAATTTATAGGTCTCATTTTCAATTGGCTGTTCGAACTGTTCGTTATCGTAATAGGGCATTTTGCTATAATATTATATGTAATAATGCTTTATATTGTTTTACCAATTAAATCATTTTTCCTAGTTTATAATCAGAAATCTCTAACGTAAGGCTTTTAACCTTTTTTAATAGTTCGTTAATAATTATATTTTTGTCGGCTAGTTTTTTCTCATATTCAATTCGAATCGCATCATTATTTATATTCGTATTCGTATTCGTATTTTGTAGATTTCTATAGTATTCGGCACGCCTTTTATTCAATTCGTCTTCTCTTATTTTTAACTGCTTCATTAACTCTGGTTTATTCTCAGGTCTTCCAGGTTCATAATTTTCTAATGCTTTGTTCATATCACACGTATAAAACTGTTTTAACACTTGGTCTTTTATAAAATCATCAATTTTGAATCGAGATGGACTAATTTTACATTCTTGAGGATTTTCCAATAATTTTTCTTTATTTAATGAGTTATGCTTATGCGATAAAACCAAAATTGTTTTTAATGTATCTAATTGAATTAAAGGAATTGTATACCCTTTTGTGAAAACATTTTCTTCAGCAAACGTTTTTTCATCCTCATATCTTGTTATGTTTAATAATTCCTTTTTAAAAGCAAATGTTGCTGCTGTAGCATGATTTTCTTTATATGGTCCACACTGAAAAATACTATTTTTCGAATCAAAAAATATATGCATCTCAGAAGAACCAGCTAACAAATACTTAGGATTATTCTGAAGTGTTTCAACCGCATGAGATATTCTGTCAGACGGATAATAATCATCATCATCCATATAAATAATAATATCCCCTGAACACTTAGTATGCATATAATTTCTTTTTTTACCTAAATACATTCTTTCTTCACAGTAAAAATACTTTACTTGTGGAATATCCTTGACCAAATCTCTAATAGGGTCAGTTCCATCATCAATAATAATCCATTCAATTCTATCCTTTGGATAAGTTTGTTGTTCAAAGCATTTTATCATAAAAGGAATAAACGGTCTTCTATTGAATGTTGGAGTACATATACTAACAAATGGTAACATTTTTTTGGTAACATTTTTTTTATTTTTCCCACCCATAATTATAATTATAATTAATTACTTCTAATTATGTTTAATATTTAAACCAACCTTATATTATATTTTTTTGTAGAATGTGTTTTTTTATTTTTCCCTCCTCCTGTTTGTACTTCTCCAGGTAGTGCTTCAGTAGATTGTATAATTGGAATTTTCGGACACATATTATTTGGTTTAACGGACATTTCCTTCATAACAGATGCCTGTTTAATTTTATTGGCAATATTAGCAGTAAACCCGTTTGTATTTACTTCTGGAATATCTAAATTATATAACCCTGTATAATAAGCAAACAATATCGCAACAGCAATGCCAATTAGATAAGCGTATCCTAAATAGTTAACTCCGTTTGAAACTAAACTAGCCGTACAAAGCATGAAAAACATTATTTTTTTATAAACAAAGTTGTCTATTATAAAATTCCATACATTTTTCGTTTCATTTGACGACTGTATTTTATAAGTTGCGTATAATGGTGATAATAAAGCATAAATTGTTGTAATCATTGGCATAATTAGTAATAAAATAAAACAGATTATAGCCCAAAAGAAAAATAACAGTAATTTCGTGCTAAAAAACGATATATTTTTGGTTTCTTCCCAGAAACCCTGTTTCCCCTTTTCTTCTGATTCATTTCTAAATAATTCTTGTATATGCACAAAATAATAAAAAACAGTTAAACAGTAATTGAAGAAATACATAACCATAAAAATAAGTATTCCAAATAACCCGTATAAAATCATAATAACTGGTTCAGGTAGATAATTTAACTTAAAAAATATACTGTTTATTGCATAAAAATTGGCAGATATTATGGAATCATATACTTTTGAAAAAAATAACGGTCCGTTTGAAAATAATCCTTCAGGTTTTGCGTATTTTTTTAGTGTACATAAAAAACTGCCATTAAAACTATCTAAATACTCTTTGGAATTAAAAATAGCTTTTTGTGAAATAATATTTTTATTGTCAGCAAATATACCTTGTCGTATAATATTTATGTCAATTGGAATTTCTTCAACGATCCTAGAAAAGCCGGTATATGGTTCTAATTCTATATTATCAGGTAAAATATTGGATTGAGCCACTTTAGCAGTATATAACCCAAGCCCTCCTATTAAAAAAGTAGACAACCCTATTGTAATTATGATACTAGATATATAGTTCTTTATAAACCCTTTAAAATCGGGTAATTTTGATTCAGTGTTTCCTTTTTTTTCGTCAATCGCATTATCATTATTAGTTTCTGTTGTAGTAGACATTAGATATAATAAATATATATTAAATTCTAAGAATAAAAATATATAATTCTTTTACAAAGTCACAAAACAAAAATATAATAATATTATATACTATTATGAACTACAAATCAATAATATTTTATATACTGTGTTTTATAATAATAATATCATTTCGTAAAATACTATACTTCGATAACCCAACAATAAAAGAAGGCTTAACTGACTTTGAAAGATATTCATATAGTATAATACCTTATCTAAAAGATTCTAGGATAAATTATAATGATGAAAATTCACCATTATATAGTCATACAGTTGACCTTCCCATAAATAATCCAGTCAGTTGTAAAAATTTTTGTGGTCCAAAATCCCAGTGTGCTATAACTAGAGAACAATGTACTTCTGACGTAGATTGTCAAGGTTGTAATCCAACAAATAACAATGATTTTGCCAATATGACAGTTGAACCATACGATGCTACTGGAAAATTAGGTCAGAACATGGGTTTACAATATAGTCCATTAACAACCGGATATAATAATCATGTTGCTAATTTTGAAGAGGTTTATCCAGGTTCAAAGGACGCCCAAATTAAACAAGTTTATCAAGGTGTAGATTTATGGACAAAATCATTTAATAAAGGATTGGAACTATACAATAAAAAACAAGATGTGCGTGATAAGTATAATCAAGTATTAATTGATAACACTATCGGTAAAATGCCTTATTATAAATCGAGTTATCCAACTACAATAACAGCTACTGGTCAATTTTATAATACAATCGCACCAGCGGCGAATTCGACATTGTCCTAATATTTTTATTTTTAGGTAGCATACATTAATCCGACATTGCCTCCAATAAAGTTAACAACATTAATACGTTCTTCAAATAAGTGTAAGTCAAAATTATAATCATAAATTCGCCAAGTTGGTTTGTTTATACCGATGATATTGCCTGTTTCAGGGTCACAAATAGTCAAACTTTGTGCTAATGGGTCTAATGGTGGTATAATGGTTGTAAATTCCAATTCAATTTGATTAAATCTGCTCATATTTATTGCGCCAGAAGGTTGTAAATCGGCATTATTTGAATGGATACTATAATTATAACAATATAATCCATCAGGTGCATTTCCAGTAGTCCGTGTATATTTTTCTACATAATCAAATATACCAGCCGACTGTATATTTTCTCTGTACGCACCATCTAATAAAATACCCATAGCCACTAAAATATTTTTATCATTTTGAGGATTATATATCGGACTAATTAATAAACCGGTTAAGTTACCATCTGGGTTAACACCAGGACCAATGAGAACGGGGATTAAATTACCACCTTGAGAACGATAAATAGTATAGCTTCCGGATGTTGGCGCTTGAATAACATTTATAGGTAAATAATTATATGGCCAATTTGTATAGTTTGACCATTCGTTTCTTAAATTAGAGTCACTTCTTTGGAAATAAAAGAGCCAATTCGATACCATTCCTAATGAATCCAATGTTACTCTATTAGGACCTGTTACATTCGGATATATATTTTCATGAACTTGTTTAATCAAATATTTTTGTTCCTGTAAAGCAAATAAACGTTCTTCTTCATTGGATAAAAAACAATAAGTACAATTTAGATGTATATCTGAATTCCACAAACCTCTTTGGTCCGCATAGGAAGTAATACCAACACATACATCTGGCGGTGGTTGTACGAAACGATAAAACTGCATATACCAAGAATTAAAATTAGGGGCAATATATGGATAATTATTGGTTGCATCAAACACGTCACGAATAACAAACAGTTGATTAATCGGTCTAAATGTAACATTTATATGTAACTCGTTGTATTGTAATGAAGTTAATGGAAATGCCATTTGAGATTTAAGTCCAAACCAATTGTTTAAAGGAATATATAAATTTCTCCCTCTAATGGATGGTTCTGGACCAACGAGATCACCTGTATAATAAGCATTCGGATATGAGTTAATACGTGAGTTAGAATTTGCTGGGTTGTTTAAATCAGGTATATTCCCGATCATCTTGTCAAATAATGCTTTTTTAGTATCACTAAAATCCCTTTGAACAGATGCTAACAAATAATCACCAGAGTATTCTTGCAATGTATAATTACCACAAGTAATAGATATTTTCGCTATCATTTTTGCGCCAAGATTTTCAATCCATTTGAATTCATATGGTGCCCATTGTTCGATATTACCTAAACCTTGTGCTGTGGTTTCATCTGTTACTTGTTGTGGTGGAAGAATTGGACTCCAAATATTAGGCATAGCAACTGATAGATAACAGTCCATCAGTAAATCGGCATAACGGGGTATTTTAAATGTAAATGTAGATTCTTCTGAAAGACGCAATGTTTTTGATCCTTCATAATCAACACGGAACTTTTGAAGACCAAAATTAGTATATTGATGATATGTTGATTTAAAAAAAGATTTACTAGGGTTGCCATTTAGAACAATATTTTGTTGTCCCAAACTAACAAGATTCATTAAACCTCCGGGCATGTTTTTTTATATTATAACAATATATTTAATTCTTTATTCGTATATATAGTTTAAAAGCAGAATAAAACAAAAATAAAACAAAATTTAGGATAAATTCTTAATACAATAATTTATTATTATTTATTATAGTATTATAATAGTATTATGGAAGAACCTACAAAAAACGCAGGACAAATTGTGAATGAAACAATTAATAATGCTTTTAAATCAGTAAAAGAAATGAAAGAATCAACCCTTATATTGCTAATTGTAGTTGTTACATTATTAATTATATTAATAGCAATTGCATATTATTTTTATTATAGTTTTTTAAGAAAACGCGAATGTACTGCTATGGATACTATTTATGGAGAAGTAAATACAAAAATACGGTCAGTCGATACTGGGTTAGAAGATTTTGGTTATACATTTAAGGACTATTATATTAAATCCGCATATAATTGTTGTAGTGGTGGAAATTATAAAAACGATTATGTTGATACTTGTATATTGAAAGATGTATTGAAACAAGGAGTCAGAGGACTCGATTTTGAAATATTTTCTATAAACGACCAGCCGGTTGTTGCTACGTCTACAAGCGATAGTTATTACATTAAAGAGACTTTTAATTATATTAATTTTGCTGATATTATGGCCATTATTCGTGATTATGCTTTTGCCAGTTCTACTTGTCCTAATCCATTTGATCCTATAATAATTCATCTTCGAATTAAAAGTACAAACCAAGAAATGTATAAGAACTTTGCCGAAATATTTAAAAACGGTGGATTCAATACATTAATGTTGGATGATTCTTATAGTTACGAATGCCACGGAACTAATATGGGGAACGTGAAATTAAAAGATATAATGGGAAAAATTGTTTTAATTGTAGATAGGAGCAATACATCATTCTTAGAATGTCCTGAATTTTATGAATATGTAAATATGACCAGTAATTCTGTTTTTATGCGGGCATTACATTATTATGACATTAAATATACACCAGACATGAATGAACTAATTGAATTTAACAAACAAAACATGACAATTGGTATGCCTGATAAAGGGTCTAACCCTGATAATCCTAGTTCTATAATTATGAGAGAAATGGGTTGTCAACTTTTAGGAATGAGATATCCATTGATAGATACAAATATTGAAGAAAATAATATATTTTTTGATGAAAGTGGATACGCATTTGTTTTAAAACCAGAGAATTTACGCTATATTCCAGTTACTATTGATTTACCCCCGCCACAAAACCCTGAATTATCATATGCCACAAGAACGGTTCAATCAGATTTTTATAAATTTGATGTTTAGGATTATATACATAGTTTATTCACATTCATATGATATATTTTATATAATTATTATATGAAAGACATTTGCGACAAAAAGATGAAATTTGAAGATTGTGAATTAGCTATATTAAGAACTGCTGTTGACAACGCAGATGAAAAACAAAGCAGACAAGTTGCGAATTCTCCAGAGGTTAAACATATAATTGGGATTTTGGAAAATTTTTTAAGAAAAAAACATTTAGTGTGTTACGGAGGGATTTCGATTAACTCAGTTCTACCAAAACAAGACCAATTCTATGACAAAAATATTGAAATACCTGATTATGATTTTTACAGCCCAAATGCTTTGAAGGATGCTAAAGAACTTGTTGATATTTATGTTGAAAAAGGGTTTCAAGAGGTTGAAGCCAAATCAGGTCAACATCATGGAACATATAAGGTATATGTTAATTTTATTCCCGTGGCAGACATTACTCAAATACCAAAAGAGTTGTTTAAGGCAATAAAAAATGAGGCAATTAAGATAGCGGGAATACTACATTCTCCGCCTAATCTACTTCGTATGGGAATGTATTTAGAATTATCACGTCCAGACGGCGATGTGTCAAGATGGGAAAAGGTTTTAAAACGTTTAACTCTTTTGAATAAACATTATCCTCTTATAGGAAAACAATGTGCTACAATTAATTTTCAAAGACAAATGTCAGAAGAAAAACAGTCAGACATAATTTACGATAATGTTCAACATACTCTAATTGACCAAGGAGTTGTATTTTTTGGTGGATATGCATTATCAATGTATTCGCATTATATGCCAAAAAATTTACAACACAGACTACAAAAAATACCCGATTTTGATGTTCTCTCAGAAGATCCGATTCTTACTGCGCAAATTGTTAAAGAAAGATTAGGAGATATTGACGTAAAAAATGTTAAGATAATTAAAAGACCAGGAGTTGGTGAAATTATAGCTCCTCACTATGAAATAAGTGTTGGAAATGACACTATTGCCTTTATATATCAACCATTGGCGTGTCACAGTTACAATATTGTTAAAGAGGGAGGTTACGATGTTAAGATCGCAACGATTGATACAATGCTTAGTTTTTGGTTAGCATTTTTATATTCTAATAGACCATATTATGATAAGGACCGTATATTATGTATGGCGAATTATTTATTTGAGGTACAAGAAAAAAACAGATTAGCACAGAAAGGGTTATTAAAGCGTTTTAGTATTAACTGTTTGGGTCATCAAGAAACAGTGGAAGAAATGAGAGCTGAAAAGGCGGAAAAATTCACAGAATTAAAAGGTAAGAAAAATGATCCTGAGTATGAAGAATGGTTTTTACGTTACAGACCATTAGATGGAAAGAATCTAGTAAATAGCAATAGCAATAGCAATAGCAATAGCAATAGCAATAGCAATAGCAATAGCAAAATTGGAAAAACAATAAGCAATAAAAAGAAGAAAAGAAAAAATAAAACAATAAAACGCAAGGGACTGTTCTTTTAATTATCTTAACATTTT